CGGAATCACCAGTTGTGGTGTTGCCTGCGTTCTGCACCAAGGCCATGTTGGAACCAACCACGGCGCGGCTGACGCCAGCGATCACGGTAGTACCCGACACAACGGCCACTTTGAACAGAGCTTGCTGGTCGTCAACCACGTAACCGATTGGGTTTGTGGCGCCGGCTGGCAGGTTCTGGGCGTAAACGGTTTGACCCATGGAGTTCACGTAGGAACCGCCGACAAACACACCGCAAGGGGTGGCTGCAGAAGTACCGGTGTCCTTGTTCAGGTAGCCGTCAACGATGAGCACTGCGTCACCAAAAAAGGTGGTAGTGTAGCCAGATGCCATAGGAATCTGACGGAAGGCGCCTGCGTATGGCTTGCCATCAATGGAATTGATGGGTTTCAGACCGTACGGAGCGCTGACTGTTGGATAAGCCATGTTAATACTCCAAAAAAGTTAAATACCCTTACCGAAAGTGACTTTAGTGCTACGTTCTTTGAACATAGGCATCCGTGGGTCATTTTCGCGCATGTAGGTGTTGTCCACTGATTGCATCTGCGCCTCAGCTTGATTGCTGTAATACGCATTACGCTGCTCAACGAACTCCACCGGGGTTTTGCAAAGCAACAAACCGCCGACTTGAACCGAATCTGGGAACCGCTTGTCGTCGGTACCGAAGAGACGAATCTCGGGGTGGTCAGAAGCCTTTACAGGTTCCCAGCCTTCGCGGAGTTTTGACGAAATGTTGGTGGCGTCATCTTTGTTCAAAGTGCTGATACGGACCCAACGAAACGCATAGCCTTCCTCCGGTGTGGGATCAGGCAGAAGTTGGGGCGGCAGCCACTTCGCAGGGCGAGTGGAAGACGCACGGGTTGTCAGTTCACGCTTATCACGAATTTGTTCAGCCATTTTCATTTCCTCATTTCTTCCGCAACCTTACGAGCATAGAGTTCCAAAGGAACCCCGAGCCGCTTGGCGATTTCGACCTGCGTTTTGGTAAGTACGACCTTTCGGGGAGCAGTACTACGTGTTGCCGGTGCGACAACGTTTGTCTTTCTGGTCGGTGGAGTTTGCGCATCCGCCGGCTTCTCAGACCCAAACACGTCCGAAAAGCGTTCCTGCATTTCAGCATCAATACGCTTGTAGTATTCTTTGCTGCCTGCGGGGATTCCATCAGCAATCAAGTCCTCGTGAACTCCCAGCGCGTACGCTGTCATTCGCTTGTTGGGCCCAAACCATGAATTGCGTTCCTGCCATTCAGTGAGGTTCGGGTCCGCCTTGGGGGCTTGATTAACCTGTTGTGTAGGTTGTACCTCAAACTTTTCCTCTTGTAAAGGGGCTGGTTTGAAATTATTTACACGGTCTGCCTTCAGTTTTACCGAAGTCATCTCTTCTTGCGCGGCGACCAGCGCATCTGCATCGCCGGACTCGTACGCGGCCTTGTACTTGGCCCGGGCGTTTTCCACCTCATGGGCAATGTTCTTTTTGGCCTGTTCCAGCAGAGCGTTCTGGCCTTGAGACAGCGAGCCCTTGAGCTTTTTGTTCTCTTCCACGATCGTCTGTGCCAGCTTCAGGGCCTCCTCGCGCTCGCGCAGGGCGGTCTCTTTGGCTCGGCGCTCCTCGTGGTAGCCCTTGGTGAAGTGCTTGATCCGCTTCTGGACGGACTCGTCGTACTTGGCCAGCTCTTCGTCAGTGACGTCCTTGGGCGGCTCTTCCATCGGCTTGCGGCCGCGGTCAGCTACCGGGGTGTCGTCGACGACTTCGATTTCGTCTTCTTCCTCAGCCTGCACGACAGCGCCGCCCTTGCGGGGGTTCTCTTCCTCGATCTCGTCGGGGAACTCAAATTCAGTTTTTTCGATGGTCATGTGTGGCTCCAAGTCAGGGCTTTGACCGCCCACATTTGGGCCGTCTGGGCTTCAGTAATGGCAATGCTTGCCATGCGTGAAATCTCCGGATTGCTGCCTGTTGACTTGCGCAGATCATCCATCTGGTTGATGAGGATGGCAAAGCCAGCTTTGCAGGCGGCCACAGCATCATTGTTGCTGGGGTTGAAGGTGAGGCCGACAGCTTTTTCGCCGTAGGTCATTTCGCGTTGTTCAGTCATGGTTTACTCCTCAAGGACGTTGGATGCCGCGGGGGTCTTGCACGACCGCTTCGACGGAGTCATCGTTGATGAGGCGCCATTCGGTGCCGTGGATTTTCATGCGGGTGCCGCTGTTGGGGCGTACCAAAATGAAATCGCCGACCTTGCAGCTCGGGCCGCTTGGGAATCGCTTCTCGTCTTTGAACGCGTCAGGTCCGAGTTTCGCCACGAACAACACGGGAGACAGCAGCTCTTCGTGCATCATGGTCTGGCTGGCTTTCAGCAAGCCGCCTTCGTACTCTTCCTTCGCTTCTGGGAGCATGCACAGAAGGTGGTATGTCACTGGGTCCGGAATCTGCTTGGCTTTGTCCTCAACAGGTTTGTTGAGCAGGCCAGACAGGTCCACCGCTTGGACGTCAAAGTTAGTCATCGTCGTTCTCTTTCAATTTACGCACGAGGTCGGCAATTTCTCGTTGTGCGGTCTGCAGACCCCGGATCACTCCGCACAACTCTCGGTAGGCAGCGTAGTCAGCGACCGCGCCCCCCGCCAAAGCTTGAATATGACTGTCTTCCTGCTCCTTCAACTTGCGCTGAAGGAGGTCCATCACTGTGTTGCTCATTTATCTCCTTTGTCGCCCGACGGTTTCGCAGTCGGAGTAGGTTGTTTAGCCGCCATCTCGGCTGCTCTGGCAGCGGCTTGTTCCGCGTGAGTCAGCTGTTGGTGGTGGGTGTTGTGTGCGTGGCTCAGCTTCTGGCCGTGCACCTGCCCGCCGTGGGCCATCTTCTGCTGATGCTGTTGCTGCTGCATCGCCATGGCCTGCTGCTGCTGGGCCTGCGCTTGCTGGAGTTCAGCTTGTTTGGCCGCCATCTCCAGACCGTGCAGCTCTTGGGCTTGGGAAATCTCCATCTGCAGGCGTTGTGCAGCCAGAGCTGGGTCTTCGCCGCCCGCGCGTGCAGCGTCTTGGGCCTTGAGGCTGAGTTCTTCTGCCTTGATCTGCAGCTCGCCCTTGACCTTGAGCGCCTTGATGTCGGCTTCCTGCTTCTTGATCTGCAGCTCGGCTTGTTGCATCTGGACGATTGGGTCCTGTGCTTGCTGCTGAGCCTGTGCCTGAGCGGCTTCGCCTTGGTGAATCTGCAGCAGCTGAGCGGCAGCCTGAGCCACAACCTTGGACAGCTGAACTTCCAATTCCTTCGGAATCTCGGCGTTTGGCTCGGGCAATGTGGCGCCAAGGCGTTCTTGGAGCTGCGAGCGGTACTGGAACGCGACGTGCTCGGCAACGTGCGCCATGAGAGACGCCTGCATCGCCTGCGCCTGTGGGTTCTGGCCAATCTGACCCATGATCTTGGGGTCCTGCATCATGGCGGTGTGCACAGCAATGTGGGCGTCGTGATCTTGGTAGATGAACGCTTTGACTGGCTTGCCTGTGATGATGGCCATGTTCTCGCTGACGGGGTCGCGCGGCTTCATGTCGTCTTCAATCGGGACCAGCTTGTCAGCACCTTTGATGCCCAGCACTTCCAACATCTGGCGATGCAGCTGTGGCAGGTCATAAATCTGTGGGGCGCCTTGGGCCAATTGGATCGCAGCTTGGTACTGCATGATCCGCTGAGCCATGGTCGAGCTGTTGGGGTCCGACACGGGGATGACGTTGACCAAGTCGTAGTCACCGCGCTTGGCTTTGGGGTTACCGCCCACTGGCACGTAGGCGTATTCGCCCGGGGTGCTGTCACGGATGATGCGCTTGAGGAGCTTGAACTCCTCTTTCATCGAGTAGTGCACACGGGCTTGCACGGCCGACATGGTCTTCAACTGGCGCTCGAGGATGGCCAGCGTGGTGCCGACGGGCGCGTTCGCGCTCATGTCGGAGACCTTCATATCTGCCACGGAGCCGAGGCGGCGGGCTTCTTCCGTGATCTTGTCCAGCAAACCGGCCAGCACCATGGATGGCTCTTTGTACGGCAGCGCCATGATGTTGTCGCGCACAGACCCGGATGGGACGTCCACGTCACGGAACTCGCCGGGGGCGATCGGGGTGTCGTCGCCTTTGATCCGCAGACCACGGGACTTCAAGCCACCGGGCAGGTTCGACAGCGTGCCGGCGTCCACCAACTGGCGGATGATCGAGGTGCCCGCGCGGGCGTAGCCACCGATGATGTGGATCAGACCCAGACCGTACACGCCGAAGCCGGGCACGTAGGTGTACTGCACGAAGTGCTGGTTGCGTAGTCGCAGCTCGTTGTCCTCATCCCAGTTACGGTAGACAGCCAGAACCTTCTGGGTGGAGCGGTCGATGGTCACCACGTATGGCAGAGCGATGCCGTTCTCGTCCTCGTAGCCGGGCATGTCCCAGTCCACGCAGATTTCCAGAATCTGGTACCGGTTGTCGTCGGTGAGGGAGTAGCCTTGGCCTTCGGCCTTTTTCTTCTCAATGTCGGTGTGGAACGTGACTGGCTCGCCCAAATCCACGTCGCGGTAGAACCCGGCCACCTGCAGCTTGCGGATGTCGTTCTTGGTCTTGCGCATCGTGTGCGTGACGCGCTCGGCCGTACGTGCGCTGGAGGCGCCATAAGGGATGACGATGTCTTCGGCCGGAATGAAAATCGCTGTCTGGCGGCCCAGAGCTGGGTCTTTGTAGACCTTCTTGAACGCGGCGCCAGCCAAGCCCAAGTTGTACAGCATGCGCTCGTGCTCAGGGCGATACTCAGGCATCTCCTCTGTGAGCTTGTAGTTCATGTCTTCGCGCACGCGCTCGGCCGCTTCTTCTTTGAGCTTGTCGATCGCACCGATGATTTCGGTCTTGACCGGGCCGGCAGCGGGGAATGTCTCGATGATTGTCTCGGACTGGAAGCGAATGGCAGCCTCTGTCAGCACTGTGGAGTACACGCCGCAAGCGCCTTCCCACGGTTCGGTCCGCTCTTCGTAGGTCATGCCGAGGACTTCGAGGCCTCGCACATACATCTCAACCCAGTCGCGGCGCGATGTGATGTCGGAATCCACCAGCTCCAGCAGTTCGCTGGCCAGTGCACCGAGCTCACCCTCGTCCATGAACTCAGCCAAGTTGTCGCCGAACGCTTCGCCGCGCTCGCCTTCATCCCCGGGCATCAGGTCAATTTCCATACCATCAATGCCGATTCGCACGTCTTCTGGGTCGTCGATCTCAATTTCAATCGCAGGGGTGTCGTCCTGCGGAATGTCCGTCAGGTCAATTGCCGCCATATCCAGTCCCATAGGTGCCGGAGTGAGGGAGGATGTCATACTGTTCGAGGCCATAAAAATCCTTAGTAATACGCTGCCCGGCGGGACCGGTGAAAGACCTCATTATCGTCTCGGTCGGTACGAAGCTGCAACAGCCCGCCTTTACGCACGCGCTGCAGGGCCAGCGTCATCGTGTCCACCTCGTCGTCGTGCTCGCCGGACGGGAACGCCAAAATCTCCTCGACAGTCTGCGACGCCCATGCCGTCTCTGGGAACCAGACGTGACCGGAGGCAAACATATCAGCAACGGCGTTGAGCCGGGCGATCTTGTCCTGACCCTTACCCGGGCTAAAGTCCTGCACAAAAATACCGGAGCGGCGCATCTCGTCGATCAGCGGCTGGCCACTGGCCTTCGCTTCCACAATCACGCTGTCGGGCTGCCACTCGGCAAACTGCTCGTGAGCCATGGCCTTGAGCTCCGGGAACTCGTACTTGCCTTTGACCTTGTTGAGCAGGATGACGTTCTGGCTGCCGTCCGCCTCGCTGGTGAACGTGCCCCATGTGTGGCAAACGGAAAAGTCCGAGCGCTGCTTGGTCGTGAGCGCCGTGTCGAAGGACTGCACAATGAAGTCAATCGGGGGTGGTGAGTCTTTGGTCCACCACTTGATCCAGTCGCGCTTGATGATCGCAGCCTCTGCAGCTGTGGGGTTCTGCTGGTACTGGGCATACCACTGCCACATGATGTGGTGCATCGACGCCCGAGTCTGCTGCAGGCTTTCTAGTGTCCACTGCTCTGGCCAGATGGATTTCTCGTTCTCGGTGCCCTCGTTCAGGATGGCCGGGAACTCAAACGCCTCGTAGTTGTCTCCGCCCTCGTTCATGGCAGAGTCTTTGAGCAGCCGGCCGATCAGGTCCCGCTGGTGCCACCGGGTGTTATGGCTGACGACGCCATTGGCCAAGAAGCTCTCAGTGCCCTCGACCTGAATGTCGTACACATCCTCCACCCCGTCAGGGGTTATCGAGGCAATCTCGTCCAGCGTGATGCTCAAGGTACCCAGCGGCTTTGCGGAGCAAGTCTGGGGTGTTGCGCTCTTTGACCACGAGGTTGCATGAGTTGCACAAGAGCGCACGAACTCGCCCAGTTGTGTGGCAGTGGTCCACAGCCAGCTTTCGGACTTTCCATGCTGCTGGGGTGTTTCCATCGTGTGCAGGCTCCCCGCATATTGCGCAGACCCCGGACTGTTCGGCAAACATGCGGTCGTAGTCAGCTCCAGTGATCCCATACTGCAGCTTGAGATGCGCGTCACTCCGCTTTTTGGGGCAGTAGTGGCCACCCCGCGCTTTGCGCTCAGCGTAGACAGCTTTGTTGCTACACGCAAGGCAAAGCCCTTTGGCAAATACCGCCGCATCGCATCCATCAGTGCTGCACGTTTTCCCACGCCACTTACCCCAACCTGTGGGCGTAAGGCTTTCCGGGGCTTCGCGGCGGGCTTTGTGGTAGTGATACTTGCACTTGCCTCGAGAGTAGTGGGGCTCAGCGCATCCGGGTTCGTTACACAGACGAGGGGCATCCCCACTTTCAAGTCCTTGATTTTGATCCATTGCTCTACTCCGTTTTGGCTGACAAGCAGCGGATGCCGCTCGTTACCACGGATTATAACACCAGACTTCAAGGCCACTGCGTAAATATGATCTAACCCCTGTTTGGACCACCCTAGAACTTCTGCCTGCTTAAGCGATCCTGCGTCGTAGCTGTACACGCGATCGCCCGGCCTGACGTCTTGGATACGCTTCTCGGTTAAATCGGCCATGGTGACTTTGGTGTCCCCAGTCAAGCAGTGGAGCACGCAGATTTTCCCGTCCGGCATCAGACGTGTTCGCAGACCGGCACTGAACCACTCGTAGGCTGTGTCCAGCGAGTTGGTGTTACCCGCCTTGATGTCCTGCTCGGACAACGGATCGTCAGCAATGATGAGGTGGGCACCTCGGCCGGCCAGCGCGCCGCCCACACCGATCGCAAAGTATTCACCGCCCGCAGTGGTGTTCCACTGGGCAGCCGCCTTGGCGTCACTTGCAATCTTGGTGTTCGGGAAAATTCGGGCGTATTCCGGAGAGTTAATCAGGTTCCGCACCTTGCGTGCCATGACAATCGCCAAGTCAGCAGTGTGGGACGCCACGATCACCTTGTGGTCCGGGTGCCGGCCGAGGTACCAAGCGGGGTAGTAGATGGAGATCATCTGGGACTTGCCCATACGCGGCGCCATGCTCACGGCGATGCGGTTTTTGATGTTCTCCTCCACATCCATCAGGAGAGAGCCCAGCCTTTTCAGGTGGGCGCCGAATTTATAGCTCTTATCGACCGCAGCGATGAACGCCAAGAAGTCCTCTTGCGCCGCCTGTACGGTTTTGCGCTCTTCCAGCTCGTCGAACATGGCCAACAGCTCCGCCGCCTCGGCATGAGGCATGCTTTTCACCAGTCTTTCGACAATTGCGGGTGTGAGCTGCATGTGTTCTGGCGGTTTTGAGGGCTTACTTGGCGTCTACGTCGTCAACGGAGATTTCTGGGGCTGCCGGCCGGGTTTGTGGCACGACTTCGCCCTCAATTACGCGTGTCAGGCGCTCGCGCAGCAGCTGTTCGAGCTCTTCCGTCGGCCGGTGGCGCATCGTGATCTCGGTTTTGTCCGTAAACAGCCCCACGTCGGACACTTTGCCCAGCAATTCCAGCGATTTGAGCCGGATTCGTGGGTCGGCATTGGCAGTTTCTGCCAAAAGCTTGTTGGTTACGTATGTTCTGAGCTGCGCCGCGGACTTTACGACGGTCTTGTCGTACTCGTTGAGGAGCGACTGCAGGTAAACCACCACCGGAGGTGACGAAAGGTCCTGATCCGAGGCCAGTTGCTGGCCTGAGAAGATGGCACGGGCCAAATCCTTGTCGTCTTCGTCAATTTGGGAGGGGTCTGGCAGCCCATCGGTGTCCACCAATGCAGACATGGCAGCAGCCACCCGGGTCTCGAGGGACTCGAAGGTGGGAGAGAAGTCCGCAAGCGGGACGTCGTAGTCAATGGTTGTCTGGTATGCCATGGGAGGGAATCGCACTCCTGTGTGTTGGGTGGATTGTATTGCAAAATTTTCGATGTGCGTTTTATTTTTTGACGGGGGGCCTTTCCTGTATGAGGGGGGTGGGGTCGCCATGTCGACGACATTGATGTCGTCGAGTTAAATTTGAAATTAGTTATATATAGTTTTGTTTTTTAGGGGTGGTGGAGGATACGCCACTCAGCGTAAGCGGACGGGAGGAGTCCCAGTTTGCCGTTGTGGGCCCCCGGGTGCGGTGGGGTCAGACCCCGGACTTTTAAGGTTAAACAATAGGTAATGGGGTTGACATTACCTATGCGTTGGGTTACAGTTGAGTCCTCAGTCGATGGTGACTGAGAAAAACCTAAAGGAAAACATCATGTCCGTTATCAATGCCTCCCTTATCGCCGCCGTTGTCCGTTCGTTTGAGGGCGAAGCCAAGGCCATCGCCAAGGCTCGCACTAGCCAAGACAAGGCCATCCAAGGTGCGCTCGATGCCATGTTCATTGCGTGTGACAAACCCAAGGCTGAGTTCTTGAAGGGTAACGCAAAGACTAACCCAGCACGCGGCCAGATCAAAGCCATGTTCGATGCCATCGTTGAAAAGGGCTTCATTAGCAAATCATCCGGCGCATCGTATCAATCTGCATTTTGGATCGCCTTCGAACAAGGCATTGAATTCAAGCGTGACCTGAACAACAAAAAAGAAAAGGGCGAAACCGGCGAAGCCAAGACAAGCGCCAAGGCATCCGGCGCCGTGCAATCGACAAGTCGCACCGACTTGGACAAAACGTTATCTAAAGCAATGGCGCAAGCCCGCTTGCTTGGCTTGCTCGATTTTGCCGCCGACTTGGTTGACTTGTGCCAAGATCGCTTGGATGGTTTTGAGGAGACCGTGCTCAGCAAGTGAGACCCAAGGGCGCAAGCCCTTACCGCCCGGCTCCGGCCGGGCTTTTTTTCGCCTGTACTTTTTGGAGCCCACGTTCCCCACGTCTGTGGGGAACCGTCATAGTAGTGCGACCGTGAGGGAGAGTGTGAGTGCGAGTGTGCGCAGCCGTGCGTGAGGGAGAGGCGGCCAAGCGGCAGGGCGATGGCATGAGGTGCAGGCGCCGAGCACACGCCGCGCGCAAGACCCCCGGAGAGTTTTAAGGTTAAAAGATATTGGTTGTTGTGGAACAGCCGTACAGAAAATCAGGGCTCGTTACAAAACCCCCGTATCACGACTAAAGCAAAATAGCTAAGGGAAAATATCCAATGAAATCAAGCACTTACGGCAGAGAGAGAGAGAGAGATTAGATATTTATTTGTTTATTGTTACTGATGTACAGGCTTTTAGGTATGAAAAGCTAGGAAAGGTCTTTGGCTCACTTGCGGAAGTTTTAACGTTAAAAGTTTAGTCCGGGCAGGGGGTCTCTGGCGGGCTCTGGACACCCTGTATCGCCGTAACTCGTATCATCAAATAGCTACCCTTCCGGCCAACCCCCAAGCCACGAGGGGCTTCCAGCGATTACATATTGATCCCCCGCCCCGTAGCAAAACTCCCCCCGTCTGTACATCTGTTTCACAACTACCCATAAGCCCTAACCTGTGATACACTGACCCCTTCATCAACCCCACCCCCAAGGACTACTATGACCGACAGCACCCACCCAACAACCGCACCCACTCCAGACCCCGCCATGCGTTCCATCACCATCGAAATCCCCCTTGCCGTAGCCCACCGCATCACCGAAACCTTTGAAGGCACCGTAGAAAGCGCAACCCGCGCTGGCCTGCAGCTTATCAACGGCATGGGCCCTGCCACGTATAACACCCTGCAGGAGCTGGCCAAACAACTGGACACATCCCCTGCCAAGGCTCTGCGCTCTGCCATCCAACTGCTATCCACCGAGGCCGACCGGCTCAGCATGACCCGTGGCACCGTAGGCCGACCCAAGATCAACGAGCAGCGCGACGCCGATCTGTACGCGCGAATCAAAGCCGGGGCCACACAAGCCGAGGTTGCATCCGAGTTCGGCATATCCATTGTGCGCGTTGGGCAGATCGTAGCCCTGCATCGTGTAGCCAGCGGGGATACTCCACGCCGTGGACGCGGCTCTAAGCCCAACCCCCGCCAGTCTCACGGCCAGCCCAACCTCATGCGTATGTATGACGAACTCGACGCGGGCATGACCATTGCCGTTGCCGCGAACACCTATGAGTTGGATGTGCAGCGAGTGCGCGACCTGTACGCTGCATACAAAGCGAACCTGCCAGCCAAACCCACCATCGGCGATAAGGCGAACGCATCCATTGCCGCATCCCAACCACAGGAAGTTTTAAGCTTAGAAGTTTCCACCCCTGCACCCCGTAAACTGGCAGTCATCCCACCATCCATGCGAAACCCTGAGCTGTTCCAACAACCCAAGCCGATCAAAATCCCTGACCCAGCCAAGGTGGACGTGTCCATGTTCGACCCCAACAACCCAGACTTCGCCATCTGAACCAACAGGAGACCACAACTATGACAACACCCGAATTCCACACCGTTGAGCTTGACCTACCGCTTGATGTGGCCGATGAACTCATTGCCCGTGCAGGCAGCGTTGATGCTGCCGTGGTCAGAGCCTTGCAGGAATACCTCAAGACCGACTACGACCAGCGGGCCAAGATCATCAAGCACGTCAGGTCAACCGGCAAATCCATCGAATCCATTGCAGTGATCTATGCCATGAGTGAAGCCGACATCGAAGCCATCATCAACAGCTAAGCCAAAATGGGGGGCAAACCTGCCCCCCAACCCCCACCGAAAAGACTTGACATATATAGGTATTTGTGGTAGAATACATATATCGAGTTGGAGATCGTTTCCAATTCCCAGCCAGCCTTATTCATGTGCGGCTCATGCTCCTTAACAACCCAGAGACAGTTAGGATTTTCTATAACTTTTAAGGTTAAAGGATTTCCCATCGAGCCGCCGTTGCACAAGCAAAAGTCGTGTAGTAGGAATTAGGCCAGACAGCGGGACAGCCACCAAGCATCCCCGACATGGATATGAGATCACTCCCCACAGACGAGAAGGCGTCCCCGTATAGCCGGGGGTATGAAGTGGTGTAGTCGCCATAGGCCAGAGTCACCAGCGACGATAGCTTCATGCAATACGTTCACCCACTGCCTAACTGTGTGCGCTCCTCTCTAAGAAATTATGTATGAGCGTTAGGGCGCTGGAAGGGTAACCAACCCCGATATGCCAGCCCGACAAACACTATCGCAGTCCAAGGACACCTCTCACGAGGTGGCATCCTGAAGGGCATAGGCAATACCTGTGCCCTTTGTGATGTGCAATACCGCATATCTTTTAAGCTTAAAGGAATCGCCATGAAAGACGCCGCATTGATTGACGCTGTGATCGAACAGATGAAACTCGACATTGACTCGCAAGACTGGACGGCCATTGCCGAATTGCTGGGCCACACCCCAGAGGACGCACTCGTTGCGTTCCTGTCCGACTGCGGTATGCCTGAAGGGGGACAATCATGAACTACAAATGGGACTACGACGCCCGCTACCCAGACGACCTTGACCTGCGGGTGCAGGTCACTGCGGATGACTGGCACCTCCTCGCGTTCATCCGGCGCAACGCCCACTACATATGCAAGTTCATGGACATGAAGGACAACGAGTTCCCCGATGGCGAGAAGTTCAAGACCAAGCGAGGTGCCAAGAACTTCTGCGAACGCCACCTGCCCGCCATGTGGATCAGGCACTGTGCAAACACTGGAGACGACGAATGACAACCTTTGAATGGTTCGGCCCTCTGAGGAATGGGCACTACACCTACAGGTACGACGAGAACACCGTGGAGTTGTCACGCTCCATCGGCGTGGCAGGTGTGTATCACATCCCGGGCAACCCCAAGAACCACTATCGAGTCAACCTCAGCTACCACTTCAACGATCTTGTGCCGCCCAACGCATACATCCTCAAGCACAAGTACCCCACGCTCGAAGCGGCCAAACGTGCAGTCGAACGCAAAGTCCCCGAACTCGTTGCAGTCCTCAAGATACAAGGAATACAGATATGAACTACCGATGGATAGCCGACGCCCGCATACCACGACAACACTGGCTGGTAGTAAACGGCAAATCAGTTGGCCTTGTGTATGAGGTCAAGCCCGATGCGGTCAGCGTGTACGGCGAGAACCCCAGCAAGAACCCCTACGCCCGTGAGTTTCTGGGTGTCATGCCAACGCTCGAAGAAGCCCAAGACTTCCTCGTCACCATCACGGCAAGCCGACAACTATGACGCGCGGCGCGTTGAAACTTTTAAGGTTAAAACAATGAAGCTCTACTTCGTAAACACACACGACCTGCTGTGCGACATGGAGAACGGCACCAAGCCGTTCAAGATGGGCTGGGTACAGAACACCAACCACACGCAGTTCTACTGCCTGTGCTCATGGATGACTGACATGCCCAACGATTCATACCAACGACCGTGGCTGTCGCCGCCCGTCTACCCTGAGAAGCACATCTTCGACACGGAGCACGAAGCCCTGCAAGCCCTGATCGACGCATCAATGGTCGCCGTTATCGGCGGGTTCAGGGGGCGCAAATGATGCTCGACCACGTAAAGAGAGACGGGTACACACGGTCAGTGTGGGATGACTGCGTTGTCTGGCACATCGACAGCAGCAAGGCTGAATGTGGGTATGTAGTTGCGCGATTCCCCTTCGTGCCTGACTACCACCTGTGTGACTGGCTTGATGACGACACCAAAGAATGTGAGCGCCCATTGCAACAGTTCAAAACCCTAACCCAAGCACTCGCTGTGCTCAGAGTAATCGAAGGAAGCCAATCATGACCGAACCCGAATGGAAAGGCTCTGTGCTGTTTAACCGTAACCGTGTGCTCGGCTGGATTGGCTACGAGTCGGACAGCCAAATGTGGTACGCCCGCACTGCGGGAACCATCGACAACCCCATCGTCCGTGGTGAGTTCGACAACAGAGAATCCGCCAAAGACTTCCTGCAATTCATCACCACCGTGGAGAACCAATGACTGAACCCCTATGCCCCTCGTGCTACATCGAGGACATTCCAATGCAACGATACCAGCTCGGGTATCGCACATGCCTGACCTGCGGCGAGAAGCAAGCCAAGAAGGTCAAGCACACAGTGGCACCCATGCCCAAGAGCAACTACATGTTGTTCACCGATCTGTCCCTACTCAAGGGACTCAACTCATCACACAAGGGCGGAAGCCTGTAACTTTTAAGGTTAAAAGTATGACGATCAAACTCATGCTCGACGAGCAGCAAGCCATCCGACTGCTGCGCAAGTCGATGCAACGCAAGCCTGAGATAGCCACCCTGCTCATGCAGGGCATGGCCAAAGAGACAGCAGTCAACGTACTGTTGAGTGCACAGAAAGAACTGAACGATCTGCTGGCCGTATCACATGCCTTCAGCGTAGCTGCTGGCGAACTCGTCAAGCTCGACAAACCCAAGGAGAAGACAGATGCAAGTTTATGAGGCAAAGGCATTTCTCATACACGAAAACATGCCAGTCATAGCTCGGCGAGTAACTTTGGAGGCAACCGACGGGCACAGTTCATGGCGACCGCACCTCACCATCTTCTACGGCGGGGGCGAAGCGGAGGACGGATCAGCAGGAACTCCTGCGTGTACAGTGAGTATAAGCACTGTCGAACAGCTCGAAGCCTTGCGAGACGCCGTGGATTGGGCGCTCGTTACCCATGCTATCGGGAAGATGACGCACCCCGCGACATGAGTTTTAACCTTAAAAGAAAGTACATCATGACAGCACACACCAAACTCAAACTGCACCTCGAACGCCATGTGTACAAGCGTGGCCGATTCAAAGGCGACGCACCCGCAGACAAGACACGCCGGGCCAAGACACACTTCCGTGTAGTGCAGGGCAACGGTGGGCAGATGCTGGTGCGTATGCACAGCGCAGACCTCATCACCGCTTATGAGGATGGGAGCATCATGCTCAACACCAATGGCTGGCATACGTCACCTACTACACGCAGTGCAATGAACGACGCACTGACTAGCTTCTTCGGCATGGGCTATCTGTTCAGCGTGCGTAAGGGTGGGTACTCGCAGACCGGCATCCGTGTCAACGGCAAGACGTACAGGTACTATGACGGCATGGCGTTCGACGTCGAGGGCAAGCTGATGGGCGAAGCCAAGCAGTTCTCAGCCAAGCGCACCGACCGTGAAGAAACCGCTGAGTTTCGCCAAGACATTAAAGAGTCTGGGTTCGTCGGTATGTTCCCTGTTCTGTACCAAGCAGCCGAGGTTCCTACACAGAGCTGGCTCGCAACATTGACACGAAAGATCATGACCTCTGACTGTCACGCCAACGAATGGCCCGAACTTGTGGCCCTTGCGAAGTACAGCACATACCATGCACGACACACAGGCAGGCCCAGCCACCCCGATCACAAAGCTGCACTGAGGTCACTCATTGCAAGCCAAACCCGAACAATGACCAAGCTCGTCGATACCGACGAGACAGTCTTGTAAGCCGAGCGAAAGCTCAAACCTTTAATCTTAAAACTTTTCAATCCAAGGAAATCATCATGTCTATGTCTATCAACCTGAACCAAGCTGCAACTCTCATCCGCAACGTCGGCACTACAAACACCCTGCTCTTGCGCGGCCAGCCCGGCATCGGCAAGTCTTCCATCTTGCAGACACTCGAACGTGAACTGCCTGACTATCAAATCTGCTACATCGACGTAGCCAACCTCGACCTCGGCGATCTGGGTATGCCAGTCATCGACAAAGACACAATGGTCACCAACTACGCACCCAACGCTCGCTTCGGTGTAGGCAAGGGCCAGACACGCCCTGTCGTGCTGATGCTCGACGAGTTGGGTAAAGCGTCACGCCCTGTGCTCAACATGCTGTTGCCTGTGATTCTCGAAGGTCGCATCGGTGATGTGCCCCTGCCTACCGGCTCCATTGTGTTCGGCACAACCAACCTCGACACTGACGGCGTGGGTGACAACATCCCAGCCCATGCGTTCAACCGTATGACTGTCGTGACTGTGGCCAACCCATCGGCCGACCAGTGGATTGACTGGGCATCGGGCCACAACGTAGCCCCCGAGGTGATGGCGTTTGCCAAGCAGTACCCGCAGGTCTTCGACTGCTATGCAGACCTCGACAAGAAAGACAAGAACCCCTACATCTTCAACCCCATGACGGGCAACGTGCGGGCCTTCTGCTCACCTCGTTCGCTGACCAAGGCATCGAACATCATCAAGCAGCGCAGCGTGCTCGGCACTGCGTTGATTCCAGCCCTTGCAGGTACTGTCGGCGAGGCTGCTGCCCGTGACATGGAAGCCCTTGTGAATCTGGCTGACCAGTTGCCGCTGTTCGAGAACATCGTGAAGACCCCGACCAAGACCAAGGTGCCCGAGAGTGTCGGTGCGCTGTTCATCCTTGCGTTCATGCTGGCTGGCCGAGTGGACGCAGACAACCTCGACCCTGTGATGGAGTACGCCGAGCGTATGGCTGACCAATCATTCGAGGCACACGCTCTCTTTGTTACCTCCCTCGCGTCCAACCGCAACAAGGTAGGCATGGCATGCAAGAACCGCAAGTTCACCGCAGCAGCAGCCAAGCTGGGCAAATACTTTTAAGGTTAAAAGTTGAAACCCCTTCGCTCGGGGGACATGTACTTGTTCCCCATATCGCATGAAATCTTCGCTGTTGCGCCGCACCGATTGTGGTGGGCACCGTGGCGCTGGTCTTTGGATGTGTATAGCTGGGACCGTGACCCCCTCGGTATCTCAGCAGCGCAGACCATCGCAACCAACATAACCAAGGCCGAGTGCATCGGCCTCATGAAACTTTTAGGATACCCACAGGAAATCAAATGCTAATCATCGAACAACAATCCAACGGCAAGACCCTCGTGAAGATCAAGCACGACTGGCATCCCAACCGCATCGGCAAAGCCTATGCACCGAGCAAGAACTATGTCGATAGCCGCGACATGGAGAAGCTGCAAAGCGCACTGCTGGCCAAGCGCAGGGAGTGGCAATGAGAGAGTTCACCAAGCATGTGGTCCATGCACTCAAGGAGGACGACTGGATCATCAAACACTCAGCGATCAAGCACGCCAAGTCGTTTCTCATCATCAACACCGAAACCATGCAACCGCACGAGGTGCCGTTCAAGTTCAACTGGTTTGAACGCAAAGTGGTCGGGTACTACGTTCGCAAACTGCGTGACCGCATGCTGGTGTCCAAGCTCATTGAGTACAGGCTCAACCCCCGCAAGGCATCGAACTACTCACACGAGGACACGTTCCTCAAATAACTTTTAACCTTAAAGGAAATCAATCATGAATGTCCCAGATCGAATTAAACGCGCCCACATTGCCATCATGCAACACAAGAAGTTCTGCGCTTACTCAGGCATCCTTGCCTGTGGCAAAGTAACTGTCAACACCGATGTACCAACGGCCGCAACGGACGGCTGGAACGTCATCTACAACCCGGAGTTCATCGCTGAGCATATGCCCACTGACCCGGAGCTGCGCTTCCTCGTACTGCACGAGGCAACGCACAAAGCCTATCGCCACATGGTGACATGGCGTGCACTGCACGAGGAGAACGCACGGCTGGCTAACGTGGCTGCTGACTTCTTCGTGAACCTGACACTGCACGATACCGATGACGGCGAAGGCTTCGTCAAGATGCCCAAGATCGGTGTGCCTGTCGAACCCAAGTATCGTGGCTGGTCTGTCGCCATGATCTACGCTGACCTCAAGCAACAGATGCAACAAGACGACGCAAGCGGTGAGGGCCGTAGCGGCAACGGCGGCGACGAGAACGGCGAGCTTGACGAGCACGACTGGTCAGGCAACGAGGCAGGTAACGACCCTGCCAAGGAACAGCAACAAGCCGACGAGATTCAACGTGCCATCCGTCAGGGCGAGATCATGCGCAAGAAGCTGGCAGGTAAGGGTGCTGGCCAATCGGACGGCTTGTTCGGCGACCTCATGGCCCCCGCCATCGACTGGAAGAAAGTGTTGCGCGAGTTCATCACCGAGACATGCGCAGGTCGTGACGAGTCTTCATGGCGCAAGCCCAACCGCCGCTACCTCGGCATGGACATTTACATGCCCTCGATGGTCGGCACAACTATGACGGAACTCGTGATCGGCTTCGACACATCCGGCTCGATCTTCGGTGGCAACGAGATGACACGCTTCGTGTCTGAGATCAAGACCATCATCGAGGACGTCAAGCCAAGCAAGGTGCATGTGATCTATTGGGACACACGAGTTGCAGGGCACCAGACATTCGATGACGGACAGTTCGCTGTTCAGGAACTCAAGATCAAAGGCGGTGGCGGCACAGACGGTTCTGTGCTGTTCGACTACCTGCGTGACAAGAACATCAACCCGCAAGCCATTGTGCAGTTCACTGACGGTTATGTCGGCGACTGGGGCCGCACTGATGTGCCCACACTGTGGGCTGTTACCTCTGACCTGAAGGCACCCTTCGGTACGACCATTAAGGTGGAAGTGTGAGGCGGCTACGCAAGCGGTGGGAGCCAGTCAGGCTCACTTACGGCGGCGCGCTATACCGGACGTTCTTGTCGGAGACCCCGCTCGGGGACAGGGATTTATGCTGGGCGTGCATCGAGTTCAAAGACCCCACGGGGCCGTTCCGATTGGAGATATGGGCCGGCGCTGACGAGGAGTGGGATGAGGTCGACCACTTCCCCACCATCAAACAAGCCAAGGAAGTCGGCCGACTGCTGGCTGGCATCGCACTTGCCAAAAACATTTAAGGTTAAAAGAAATGAAATACACCGGACCCGCTAAGCCTGTGCCGACATGGCGCAGACCGTTGATTGACGTGATCGAAGCAGTGGTGTTCTCCACTTGCTTGGTCGTTTTGTTGTTGGATTTATTTTTCTGGAGACCGTGATGAGCCTGATTACAGATTTCATTGACCGTATATTTAAAGCTTCGTGGGATCGAGCCCAGCAAAAGAAGAAGCTGCGGGATGCGGGGGAGCAACCCTCGCTAGCCGTAACCGAAGGCCCTTCGGTGCACAACCTCAACCGCACCTTCACCATAACGGAGGCGCTGAATGGCAAGTACATCACGTTCCAACGACGTAAGTACAACCCCAACGGGCCGGATGACTACCGACATGAGGTGTACCTCGTGCAGTCCGACGAGTCCTTGATTGATGCGATCAGCACTGTGCTGGTCTTAACGGAGAAATGACATGGGTTACTGCTCAGATTTTATGGCGATCATCTACCCCGAGGCGCAGTCGAAGCTGGGGGAGCAAGCCGCGTACGAACAACTCAAAGTGCTGATGGGCACGACGTTCAAGGATGTGTCCGACGAGTTCAGCGGGTACATGACATGGCATGACAAAGAGTTTGTGTTGAAGTTCGACATGCAGGGTGTGAAGTGGTACCCGAGCTACGTAGACGTCAAGATGTTTGAGTCCATGCTGGACACGTTCTCCACCGAGGAGATCGAGGGGTACTGCACCGAGCGAGTCCGCATCGGCGAGGAGAGCGACGATGTGGAGGAGACGCACAGTGGGAACGACAACCAGTATTACCTAGCAGTGCGGCGCTCGATTGACTGCAACATATGACCATCGACGACTTTGAATGGGTGGAAGAAGGGTTTGACGCCTACACCTTCACCCACAAGACACGCCACATGACGGTCGCTCGCGTCACCCACTATAGCGGGTGGCAGGTGAGCGTATATAAAGCCAACCGAAGCGGTGCCCCCATCGCCCAAGGCATGGACGATCTGGAAGCGGCTAAGGCCATCGCCATGATTCACATCAACATTCACTTTGGAGAGTACCCAGATGCCGACCAACATTACAGCCTCCGCCCTAAGAGGCACCGACCTGAAGCGGTTCCAAAGGGAGTATTTAAAGTGGACCGAGTACGCCGCTGACTACAACTGGTGGGACTGGGCAGAGGAACGACTGCGCGAGACGCTTGCACCTGCTGGTGTGCGTGTTGACCGCATAGCGTTCAGCCTGTGGTACAGCCAAGGGGACTACGCCACGTTCGAGGGGCGCATAAGCCTCGCCGAGTGGATGGAAGTAACCAAGGACGGAGACCAAACCTACGAGGAGAAGTACCCTGCCCTGTACCTTGCTATACAAGACTACGGCGACTACGCCACGGTCAATACGGGGAGTCGGGATTGCCAAGCACGGGTCAACTTTGACGGCAACCTCGTCGGCAATACTTACCCAACCGGCATCTTCAGTGCGCTTGAGCAGGAGGCATGGGACGAGCTGGTTGAGGAGCAGTTCTTCAGCGCAGGTATCGAGCAAGCGTTGCAGGACTACGTGGGCGACATATCGCGCCAGCTCTACCGTGACCTGCGTGACGAGTACGAGCACCTGACCAGCGAAGAATCATTCATCGAGTCGTGCGAATGTAACGACGTAACTTTTGAAATTGAGGAGTGCACAGCATGAAATACAAAATATCCGTAAGCGGCGTGCCGCTGATCTTGAACGAGACACAGATGGCCCTGCTGATGACCGCAGTGCAGGACGCCGAACAACTGGCCGAGAAGCATGTGGGCAACAACAAAGGGTCGCAAGGATACAGCAACGCCTACATCCCCACTGTGGAGGTCAAGCAGCCGCATGAGTGGCTGGGGGTAACGCTCGTTGCCGACGACTTTATTGACGCCACCAAGCTGGCCATGAAGTTAGACCGCGATGAGAGCTAAGTGGGAAGACGGCGATCTGTATCTGCACACAGCCGAGAGAGGTTGGGTACAGGTAGGTTGGGTTGAGCCAACTAAATCAAACTCGCTGGTTGGCCCCGGATTTGTTGTTTACTGCCACTGGGTGTCAGGACTGGGGGACTACCCCGAGAACACAGTATTCGAGACGGCTAAACAAGCCCGACGTGCGCTTAAAGCAGCCGCAACGGTCGCCCTCATCGGCGGCGTACTCAGATAACTTTTAAGGTTAAAAGAAAGACACACCATGAACTACATCACTGACATCAAACCCTCCGCCGTTGCTGGCGTCGCTCGTTCCGCCATGATGGTGGACCTGCACATCTCCGTGTACTCGGGGCGCAAGCAAGACAAGTCAACCCAAGCCGAGGTCGTGGCCAACAAGGGGGCCAACTCCAAGCGTGCCGCATCCGTGTACAAGAACCTGTTCAGCGAGTGCAAAGAACTCGATGCCCTGACCAAGTTTCAAGCGCGAGCACGCGCCGAGCATTACCGCCTGACACTGCCGTGGAATGACCAAGGTGCACGTCTCTTGCCCACTGCGTCACTGCTTGAGTACCAGCAGACCATGAACCGATACCGCAACGAGTTCGAGCGACTGGTTGATGCGTTCCTCGACAAGTACGACACACTGGTGGCAGCAGCGGCCTTCCAACTCGGCACGCTGTTCGATCGCAAAGAGTACCTGACCCGTTCACAAGTGGCACTGCGTTTTCGCATGGAGTCGAGCTTCACACCACTGCCTACCGGCGGCGACTTCCGCTTGGATATTGAGAGCGAAGTGCAACGCGACCTGATCGCCCAGTACGAAGCCCAGTTGACAAACAAGCTGGCACAGGCCAACCGGGATGCGTGGGATCGACTGCACGATGCACTGACTCGACTGTCTGACCGACTGACCATTGACGAGGACGGCAAGAAGAAAGTGTTTCACGACACCACGGTGACTGGCGCAGTTGACCTGTGCGAGTTGCTCACCACAATGAACATCACGAATGACCCTCAGCTTGAGTCAGCACGACGTAAGTTAGAAGAAGTATTGTCTGGCATCACACCGAAAGAATTACGCGATGAGCACAGCACCCGTATCCAAACCAAGCAACGCGTTGACGCCATCCTCGATGCCTTCGATTGGGGCGTGGGGGATGATGGAGCCGACGTGGAGGGATGAAGACGTATCACGCCAATGGAGAAACAAACATCAAGTTATGACACCAATCAATGAACGCGAATACCGCTACGAAGAGCGTGACGACATGTACCACCTCAAGCGCTGGCAAGACGGCGAAGAGACCTCATGGCGTGGCGAGTTGGATAGCCGACCGGAGTGGCTCAAGCACATCGTCAACACGGCGATCGTAGGGTCACACCTCAAGACGGTCCACGTACCGCCACCCAATGCCATCGTGTGGTTCACAACCGATCTCGATAACAACCTATTAACCTTTTTGGAACTCACATGATTTATGACAACCTAACAGATGATGAACTCATCCGACAAGCCGATGGGCAAAGCGGCCTCATCAAAGCACTGAGCGAGCGCCTTGAGATGCGACAGGCACCTACTATGACGGCGTTCGAGGAGCAAGCGTTCTTCATGCAAGCGTGTGGCCAGACGACGCACGAGGCCAACAAACTCCAAGCCGAGATGTACCGTGAGCTGGTCGATGAGGAGCGCATGGAGATGCTTGATGCAGAGGACGCCAGTGACGAGATCGAGGAGTTCGATGCAGTGCTCGATCAGATCGTTGTGCTGATCGGTTACGGCCTGTCCCGAGGCTGGCCAATGAACGCAGGCTGGGCCGAAGTGGTTCGCTCTAACATGGCCAAGATCGACCCGTACTCTGGCACCGTGCGCCGCCGTGAAGACGGCAAGATTCTCAAGCCCGAAGGCTGGACACCACCAGACCTCGACTCCCTGCTCAATCCCCCGCAGACCAAATTGTTTTAAGGTTAAAAGAAATGAAACTGACCAAACTGCACAAAGAAACTATTGTCCGCGCCATCATGCAGGACACCCCACCCATCGACAAGGTAAAACGCGCCGAGGCGATCATCGCTGAGGTTGTCAGGGCTATGTCACCCGAGGTGCGCAAGCTGTACAAGACCAAGCCAGATGCACTGCGCCGCAGGTCGGTCGCCTATACCAACCAGTATTCCAACTGGCAAGACGTTGTGGTGGGTGACGTGACAGAGGAACAGATCAAGGCGATCACGGAGCCATACAAGAAACAGGAGCAAGAGCGCAGTGACATGCACCGCAAGCTGACCGCCGCCTTTGAGGGTATCAACACGCTCAAGCAAGCACTGACCACCTTCCCCGAGTTAAAGAAGTATTACCCCACCGAGGCAGAGCCTACCAAGAATCTGCCAGCACTCGCAAACGTCATGGCCGATCTGAGCAAGCTCGGCTGGCCCAAAAAATAAGGAGAACACCATGCCCGATCTGAAATCTGAAATGTCTAAAGTCATCAACTCATGGAGCGACGAGGCTCCTACAAAAGCGGAGACCGGCCATCCGATCACGTCGAACTCTACCCGCGCCACGTTCAACTACGTGCGTGACAACCCCGGTGTTACTCGGGACGCGGCAGTGTCTGGGTTGATGTCGCGTGGCATCCCCAAAGGGTCGTCTACATCCCTGCTGTCTACGATGGTCACGCGAGGCAATCTTCGACAAACTTCAGAGGGCGCGTTGTTCGCAGCGCAGCCCGAGTACAAGCCGCTGCCCCGCACAACCCCAGTTGCCACAAGAGCAGTCAAACCTGCCCCAATCGAAGCGCCGAAAGCCCCCGAGCCGGTGCAGATCAACTCCGCATGGGATGCCGACACTTTGCTCAACAACCTGAGCATCAAGCAAGCCCGCGCTTTGTACGATGAGCTGCGCAAAATCTTTGGGGGTTGATATGAAACTCGAATGGCAACAAGCCCCTGTTAAAACACAATGGGGTGATGACATGATGGTGGCAAGCGTCGCCATCGACAAAGACCACACGGTTGATCTGTACTGCGAGCGTGAACAGACGCCCAAGGTTGAAGCCATGTTTGCACAGCAGGAGCCTGTGGCAAAAAAGACTCGTATTGGGCTGGTAACAAGTTCAGGGTGGGACAGCCTGCCTGTTGGGACGGAGTTTTACACATCCCCACCAGCACAGCGCAAGCCGCTGACGATTGATGAAATCAACGACCTCGCTATGCAGTCAGGTGCTTTTGATGAGCAACTGCTTGCCTTTGCCCGAGCCATCGAAGCCGCCCACGGCATCAAGGAGAACGCATGACTTGGTGGATGTATCTCATCGGCATTGCTCACACAGCCGTATATGTCTGGGCGTTTTGGGAGAAACGGAAATGAAAACAGTGATTGAAATGGCGCGTGAGGCTGGCATTGAATTTACCCACGACCCAACTGCCTCCCCGCCTAAAGCATTTGTTGAGTGTTGGGTCGAAGAACTTGAAGCCTTTGCCGAGCTTGTCCGTGCTGACGAGCGTGAGGCGTGTGCAAAGGCGTGTGAGTCATTCCAGCAAGACCCCTACGAAGAGCTACTGTACAAATCAGATTTTGCTGCCGCCATACGAGCAAGGAGCAACACATGACAACCAAGACCACATCTGACAAACTCGCGTTGGTGGACGTGTTCCACCACTGGACACCGATAGACCCGAAGCACCCTCCGCCTCGTGGGGTAAAGCTTCTGCTGATCGACCAGCGCTTGGGGGTTGCCGTCATCGGCAGCTACTCAACGAACACCACTTGGACACACTACGCTGGCCTACCAACTTTTAAGAGGGAAACATGACTGAAGATGATCGCCAAATGGACTTGGCCCTTGCCGAGTGCGAAGCTGAGAACCGCCTGCTGCGAGCACGCAACGAACGCCTTGAGCGCGAACTGCTGGAGCTGCGGGCACTGCTTGAGGATGATGGGAAATGAGAAAGCGCAGCAAGTACCGACCCAAGGGGGTCATCATGGACACCATGACTTGGGTGCAGGCTGGCATGAAGCGCATTGACGAGATCAGTGCGGGCACTACGCTCAAGATCAGAAACTACGACGCCATGAACAACCTGCGCTTGGGCCAAGCTACGCGCCGTGAGATCGACGCCATCATCGACGCCATGAATGTGGCCGAGGCGTTGTGCAAGCGCGGCACAGGCGGTGACTGGCTGCCGGAGATTCAAGCTGCGCAGGATAATCTACTCACGCTGGCCCGGCGCGGCGTTGCCAACGACATGCGCTTCATTGTGCGTGGAGAAGAACTCAAGGCCCTTAACCTCGGCATGGAGATTCATGACGCGCAGCTCGAAGCTGTGACGGTTAAAGAATTGGAAGTCGCCATGGGCGACGTGATGGAAAACCTCCGCCTCAAGAAGATGCGGCACATTGTGGAGCAGAAATGACATACCCCCCGACATGGCCTGATGGCACCCCCAAGTCAATGAACAATGCGTTCAACTGGCGCAGCACTGCAGCCTCCGCCGTCCCCTACGTGGGTGGCGTGAACCCTCGATCACTGGACATGCACTCAAATGGAAACGTCTACACCTACACCCGAGCCAAAAAGCTCAACAACAGCACCCCGCCGCCCCCGCCGCGTCTCAAAGGCAGCAACATGTTCACCATCAAAAAGCAGTAACCGGCTATGGCCCTTTCCGATTATTCTTGGCACTCTGCCATTTCCAGAAATACCCACACCCCCAATCGAAGAAGCCCTCCTATGACACAAATCGAAATGCTCCCTGACGCTACCAGCGCCCTCGACGTACAAGTTGCGGGCGACCACTACAAGAAGCTGGCCATCCAGCCCGTTGAGTACATCCATGCCAACAAGATCGGCTACTTCGAGGGCAACGTCATCAAGTACGTGTCCCGCTGGCGCAGCAAGAACGGCATCAAAGACTTGGAGAAAGCCAAGCACTACATCGAGCTGCTGATCGAGCTGGAGACCCGTCATGGCAACGCCTGAGTCCAAAGTCAAAGCCAAAATCCACGCACTGCTCAAGGCGCATGGCGCCTACGCGGTCAACTACATCGGCGGCATCTCTGCCAACAACGGCACGCCTGACATTCTGGCTTGCCTCCACGGGCGGTTCATCGGCATCGAAGCCAAGGCTGGCAAGAACAAGCCGACCGACCTGCAAACTTTGAACCTTAAAAGAATTGACGAAGCTGGTGGGCTCGCACTGGTCATCAATGAAACGAACCTCAACCAACTGGAGGACATCCTTGAAGCAGCCCACCCCCGATCCAATTACCAGCTTTTTGCAAGACCACTCACCGAAGCTGACACCGGCACAGGAGCGCCGGTTAAACGTAAACCTAAAGAGGCGTGAACGATATGCCAAAAAGAACAATCTCAAATGGGAAAGCCCCGCTCCAGCCGGACTGCTCGGACGGAGCCAAGATGCTGATCGACCAGATGAAGGAACACCCTGAGGAGTTTCGGGGCTACGCGGGGAAGTTCCGCTCCATGCTGGATACGGCCTACGATATCGGGCAAGGTGTGCACCGGGGCAATATCATGTCCCTGCGGGATGCCAAGGCCATCTTGGCTGCTGCTGAAACGCACCTCTACGAAGTGTGGCTGGCCGCGGATGTGCTGACCACACTCATGCAACCGAAGGCGAATGAAGTGGAGAAGTCGCCGTACGCTACCAGTAGCGGCCGTGGTGGGGGTAAGTCGATGTTGGGGTCATTGGTGAACCAAGCCCAACCGCCTTGGGCGGGCACCGCCGTTACCAGCACCAGCTACCCACCGGATATAGATCAGGTGTATCGAATGGAGAAGGAGAAGTACCGAATGGAGCTGGAGCGGCACCGGCGGCAAGAGAACGAATACGCAATGCGTACCACAAAACCTTTTGGGGACTTCTAATGAAGATCGTCACATTCGATGCGGAAACTTATTACGATAGGGAGTACTCGCTCTCTAAAATTACTACTGAGGACTACGTGCGCTCGCCGCAGTTCGAGCTGATTGGTTTTGCCATCAAGACCAACGACGGCCCCACCCAATGGGTGCCAAAGCCGCAGTGCGCTGCGTTCATCAAAGCCTTCGACTGGTCTGACGCGATGGTGGTGTGCCAGAACACAGCCTTCGATGGCGCCATCCTCGACTGGCACTACGGCGTTAAGCCGCTGGTGTGGGCGGACACGCTGGGCATGTCTCGTGCGCTGTACCCTCATGACCGGGCACACAGCCTCAAGGCGCAAGCTGAACGCATGGGAGTCGGCGTCAAGGGTGACGAGGTGCTGAACGCCATTGGCAAACGCTACGCGGACTTCTACGATGCGGAGCTGGCACGGTACGCCTCCTATTGCATCAACGACGTGGAGCTGACCTACGACATCTTCATGATGTACATGAACGCTGGCTTCCCCAAGCAAGAGCTGAAACTGATCGACCTGACACTGCGCATGTTCATTGAGCCTGTGCTGGAGCTGGACCCGCTGCAGTTGTCCGAGCACTTGGAGAACGTGAAGGAATCTAAGCTGGCACTGCTGGAGACCGTGCGCGACAATATGCTCAAGGACGCTGACCCGGACTACGTGCATGCGATCTACACCGAGGGTATGGAGGGCATCAAGAAGCTGCTCATGTCCAACGACAAGTTTGCCTTGGCCCTGCAATCACTGGGCATCGACCCGCCCACCAAGATCAGCGCGACCACCAAGAAAACGGCATGGGCATTTGCCAAGACAGACGAGGCGTTCAAGGCGCTTGAGGAACACGAAGATGAAAGAGTACAAGCGTTGGTGGCTGCCCGACTCGGGAATAAAACCACACTGGAGGAAACTCGTACGGAGCGTTTTATTGGGATGGCTCGTCGCGGCAAGTTTCCGGTTCCTCTGCGTTACTACGGCGCTCATTCTGGTCGTTGGTCTGGCCAAGACTCTGTAAACCTGCAGAACCTTCCGTCGCGCGGTGCGAACGCTGGCAAGATCAAGAAAGCCATTTTGGCCCCCAAGGGCTACGTGGTGATTGACTGCGACTCAGCGCAGATTGAAGCGCGGGTGTTGGCGTGGCTGGCAGGGCAGGCGGACTTGGTGCAGGCGTTCCGCAACAAGGAGGACGTGTACTCACTCATGGCCACCAAGCTCTACGGCCGACCAGTGGACCGCAAGCGTGTTGAGATCGGTGCCGATGGCGTTGAGTTCAACCCCGACAAGACCGAGGGTCAGGTTGGCAAGACCGTGGTGCTGGGCGCAGGCTACGGCGTTGGGCACGTCAAGCTGCAGGTGTTCCTCAAGACTCAAGCCGGTGTTGAGGTGTCGCTGGATGAATCCAAGCGGATCATTGACACATACCGTAGCGCGTCGTTCCGCATTGCCGAGTTCTGGAAGCGTGCAGGTGAGGCACTGAATGCGATGCTCATGGGCCAGTCCATGCAGGTGGACGCAGTGGGGCTGATTCGGGCCATCCCCGGCAAAGGTCTGACGCTGCCCAACGGGCTGCACATCCAGTACCCCAAGCTGCGCAAGATCACCAACGACGAAGGCAAGACCGAGCTGGTGTACACGTCCAAGGGACTGCCTGTCCGCATCTACGGTGGGAAGGTCGTGGAGAACATCTGTCAGGCGGTGGCGCGGCAGATCGTGGCCGAGCAGATGCTGCGCGTATCCAAGCGATACAAGGTGGTGTTGACGGTGCATGACGCTGTGGCCATCGTTGCCAAGAAGGAAGAGGCTGCTGAAGCCCAAGCCTATCTGGAGGAGTGCATGAACTGGAACCCCAAGTGGGCAGTGGGCCTACCACTGTCCTGCGAGTCCGGCATGGGAGCGAGCTATGGAGACTGTTGATGTGCTGAAGCTGGCCCTCGAATCGCTGGAGGAATTGGTGGCCGACCCGCAATGCGATTTCGGCCCCGCGTATGAAGGCATGAAGCGCAGGCAACGCGAGGCCATCCGCGCGGTACAGCAAAAAATCAAAGCCCTAAAGGGTAGACCCGGTTAAACTGGGGGTCCAAACAAACCTCCAGTTACTTCCTATGGCACTTGCTCATTCCTATTCGTCCGTCAAAGACTACGAGGGCTGTGCCCGTCGTTATCACGAAGTTCGTATCCTCAAAAAATTCAAGTCACAAGACACTACAGCAACACTTTATGGAACAGCAGTACACAAAGCCTTTGAAGACTTTATCAAGGACGGCACACCACTGCCGGAGCAATTCTCCGCATACAAACCATTCGTCGAGCCGCTTGCAGCCCACGACGGGGACATCCGGTGCGAAGAGCGTATGGCGATCCGAGTTGACTTTAGCCCGTGTGGCTTTTTTGACAAGGACGTATGGTTCCGAGGCATCCCGGATTACCTTGCCATCAGCAAGTCTGGAAAGACAGCCCGCGTAGCCGACTACAAGACCGGCAAATCCAGCCGGTATGCGGACACCGCGCAGCTCGAACTCATGGCCGCTATGGTCATGCTGCACCACCCCACCGTGGACAAAGTTAAAGGCGCCCTGTTGTTCGTGGTGGTTGGCGACATCATCAAGGCTGAGTACACTCGTGCTCAGCTCCCCGAGATTCTGTCCAAGTGGGCAGGCAGAGCCGGGGCCATCGAGAAGGCCGTAGACGTGGGGGTGTGGAATCCCCGCAGCTCAGCACTCTGCAAATTCTGCCCCGTCTCTTCATGTGAGTACCATCATGGCTAAACCCCGCGACTACGCCGCCGAATACAAAAACTATCAGGGCACGCCAGCCCAGCTCAAGGCACAGTCTGAACGCCACAAGGCGCGACGTGCGTATGAGAAGGCCAACGGCGACCTGCCGTCAACCGTAGACGTGGACCACAAGAAGGCCATGTCCAAGGGTGGTACCTCCAAACTCAGCAACCTGCGGGCAGCCCCGCAGTCTGAGAACACCAGCTTCGCCCGCACAAAAACAGGCGCGATGAAGTCACAAATTTCCAAGCGCGAGCGCAAAAAGTAAGTTACGATTTGGGCGTCAGGCAACTGACGAGTGTGCTTTCTCCTTATGGGTTTTGGCCCGGTAGTTCTGCTACCGGGCCTCTTTTCCGTTCGTTCAATTTAATTCAACACCTATCATGCAAGTCATCGAGAACAAGGCACTGCTGTTCAACACACGCAAAGCCGGGCAGATCACTGCCATCATCCCCAAGAGTAAGGTCGTTGCAAGCAACGGCGATGTGGATCAGGTGCTGGTCAACTGGGGGTTTGAAGAGACTCTCTTGCTGCGCAACCTCGGCATCAAGGAAGTCCCGAGCCCCATCCTCGGCCGCTACGCGTGGCCCGGCATGTTCTCCCCGTTCGACCACCAACGCACCACTGCAGACTTCCTCACACTCCATTCCCGTTGCTTCATCTTTAATGAGGCGGGCACAGGCAAGACCTCCGCCGCTGCATGGGCAGCCGACTACCTGATGAACCAAGGCAAGGTCAAGCGCGTGCTGATCGTGTGCCCGGTGTCCATCATGGAGACTGCATGGCGCTCCGACCTGTTCAAGACGGTGATGCACCGCACAGTGGCCATCGCCCAAGGTAGCAAGACACAACGCAAGGCGGTCATCGCGGGCAACTACGAGTTCGTCATCATCAACTTCGACGGGGTGAAGGTTGTCACCGAGGAGCTCAAGAACGGCGGCTTCGATCTGGTCATCGTGGACGAGGCCAACGCCATCAAGAGCGTGCAGACCGATCGCTGGAAGTGCTTGGCGGAACTCATCACGCCCGGTGTCCGGTTGTGGATGATGACAGGCACGCCCGCTTCGCAGTCCCCACTCGATGCGTATGGCTTGGCCAAGCTGGTGAACCCCGATGCAGTGCCGCGCTTCTTCGGCGCGTTCCGCGACCGCGTGATGATTAAAATGTCGCAGTATCGGTGGCTACCGCGCCAAGACGCACAGGCTATCGTGCACCAAGTTCTGCAGCCTGCGATACGCTTTACCAAAGCTGAGTGCCTTGACCTGCCTGACATGCTGTACTCCACACGCGAGGTGCCGTTGACGCCGCAGCAGGCGAAGTACTATGACGCGATCAAGAAACAAATGGCGGTCATCGCAGCCGGGTCCGAAGTCACGGCAGTCAACGCAGCATCCATGCTCAACAAGCTGCTCCAAATCTCCCAAGGCGCGGTCTACACGGATGATAGGGATGTGGTTGAGTTCGATGTGGACAACCGGGTCAATGAGCTGCTCGATGTGATTGCCAACACCAACGAGAAGGTGCTGGTGTTCGTGCCGTACCGCCACACGCTTGAGATGCTGGAGGACCGGGTCATCAAGGCGGGCTACACCACGGCAACCATTCACGGCGGGGTGATCGCTACCAAGCGAGCGGACATCATCAAGCAGTTCCAGACCGAGGACGATCCCCGCATCCTCATCATGGTGCCGCAAGCCACTGCACACGGGATTACCCTCACCCGCGCCAATCAGGTGGTGTGGTGGGGCCCAGTGTCCTCAACGGAAATCTACATCCAAGCCAATGCCCGTGCGCACCGCGCGGGGCAAAAGAACTGCGTGACCGTGACCCACTTGCAGGGGAGCCCAGTCGAGCGCCGCATGTACGCCATGCTGCAGGACAAGATCGACCTCCACCAAACGCTGGTTGATTTATACAAGCAGGAGTTATCAGAATGAGTGAAGTTATTCACGGCATGTTTCAGCGGCAACACCTGCAAGAGTTGTGCGACCAACTCAAAGAAGTCATCCACACATACGACGGCCGCACTTCGCTGGCGGAAGTCCTCGGGGTCTTAGAAATCGTCAAACACGAATTGATCGCGGAGCACCAATGATCGGCACGTATAAACGCACCTCGCAACGCCTACTGCGGGGTCAACCCAAAGCAAAGCCGTTCGGCAGGCTTATCGACGGGCGCTTCTACACTGGAACCCGGTCCCTGCACCGTACGAAACAAAGCCGCATGTGGCAACTTTTTTGGAGGATCAAACTCCGACGAAAAAACATTGACGCCAGACTTTGACAATGTATAATCTCAACTCGTTCAACGCAATTCACAGGAAATCAAATGCCCGCAGATGCCAATAAATTGGTGCAGGTCTACATCAAGATCAGAGACGCCAAGGAAATGAAGAAGAAGCAGATGGAGGAAGAAGTTGGTGCGCTTGACGCCCAGCTCGACGCCGTAGAGCAGGAACTGCTTGAACTCTGCAAGACCACCGGCCAAGACGGTGGCAAGACACAATTCGGATCGTTCACACGGTCTGTCAAAACACGCTACTGGACCAGTGACTGGGACAGTATGTACAAGTTCATCCGCGAACACGATGTGCCGGAAGTTCTAGAGCGTCGCATCCACCAAGGCAACTTTGTGGACATGCTCAAGGAAAACCCAAACATCATGCCAGCAGGTGTAAATGTCGAGTCGAAATACTCGATCACGGTTCGCCGTTCCAAGTAACTCCAATCAAGGAAATCAAATGAGCAATATGACACTTTTCAAATCCGGTTCCGTTATCCCCGACTATCTGCGTGAGGCATCCGACTCCACCACCAAAGACATTGCAGGCTCCTCCGGCGGCAAGAGCATTTCCATCAAGGGCGGCGTGTGGCGCATGGTGGTGGGCGGTGAAGAAGTTGCCAAGAACGAAGAGCGTTCCATGAACATCGTGGTGATCTCGGCCGGTAAGGGTGTGTCCCGCACGTTCTACGCTGACAAGTATGAAGAAGGCAAGGACATCAAGCCTGCCTGCTGGTCTGCCGAAGGTGTGGTGCCCAACGAAGAAGTGCCAGAGCCACAAGCCAAGACCTGCGCTACATGCCAGCAGAACATTGAAGGCTCCGGCGAAGGCAAGTCCCGCGCCTGCCGTTACAGCAAGCGTTTGGCCGTGGCTTTGGAGAACGATGTGGGTGGCAACATCTACCGCCTGTCGGTTCCCGCCAAATCCTACTTCGGCAAGGCTGACGGTGACAAGATGCCTCTGCAAGCCTACGGCAAGTTCTTGGCTGGCCACGGTATCCCAATCACAGGCGTCGTGACCGAAGCCCGTTTCGACACAAGCGAAGCTGTGCCAGTGCTGAAGTTCCGCGCTGTGCGTCCGTTGGCTCGTGAGGAGTGGGAATTGGCCAAGGCTCAAAGCCTGACTGAAGACGCGATCCAAGCGGTCGAGTTCAAGATGGTGCCAAGCAAGACTGACAACAAGCAAGCTGCGCTGCCAGCAGCCTTCAAAGAAGCGCCGATCCCTGCCAAGGAAGTAGCCGTTGAGAAGGTGGACGCTGAGGAAGTTGCTGAGCCAGTCAAGCGTGCTCCTGCAAAAGCCAAAGCCGAATCGGCACCGGCAGCCTCCAAGAATGTGGCTGACATTCTGAGCGACTGGGCGACTGACGAAGATGCCTAAAAAAATCCGGGGGTATGACTCCCTCTTTATCCGTAAGGTGGAAGACGCCGACCAGAAGCCAGCAGTCCTGCTGCTGGCGGATGTGTGCATCGAGAAAAGCATCCCGGTCACAGAAGTGGCCGAGCTGTTCGGTGTGACGCGTGCAACCGTCTACAACTGGATGACGGGGAAGACGACACCAAACCCTCGGTATCTGGCTCTGATTTCAAAGGTCACAACGCGCTTGTCCAAGCGTAAGTGATCGCGCCCAGCGGGGCGGTGGGTCTTCCTGCCGCCCCCTTTTTTATTCCAGCTACCCGAGAGGTTATGTGACTGATTTTCTCAATTCCGTTCTGCCCACACAGGGCACATACTGCACGGTAGGGATACGGTCCGGTGTTGTGAAGCAATCGTTCCACGAGACGATTGATGATGTTGATGATGTGAGCACTGCGCTCGTGGGTAAGGGTGTCGATGCGTACTTCGCACTGGCAACTTTCCATGATGACTCAAGCCGCAAGGCGGATAACGCTGCGTTCCTGCGGGCGTTCTTTTTGGACTTGGACTGCGGCACGGGCAAGCCCTACGCTGACCAACCTGCTGCTGCTCAAGCACTCTCCGTATTCATTACAAGCACCGGGCTCCCCAGCCCTACAGTGGTCAATTCAGGCGGTGGTCTGCATGTGTACTGGCCGTTGACCCAAGACGTTACCGCAGCCGAGTGGCTGCCCCATGCCAAATCCCTCAAGCGGTTGTGCGCACAGCACAACCTGCACGCCGACCCAGCGGTGACTGCGGACACTGTTCGCATCCTGCGGGTACCCGGCACCCAGAACTACAAGACGACCCCCGCGCGTCCTGTCCAGATCGTTGCTCAAGGCCAGCCCACTGACCTGAGTGTGTTCGCCCAGCACCTGCCACCGGCACCCGTTGATTTGTCTGCAGCCAAACAGTTTGGCATGGACGCTTCGACTCGTGACATTGCTGGCGGTGAGTTCCCCAAGTGCATATTCTCCCGCGTCGTGGCCCGCAGCATGGGTACTTCCGGCTGTGCACAGATCAAGAGCGCACTGGTCAACGCCGCTACGCTGGAAGAGCCCCTGTGGCGGGCTGCGTTGTCGATCGCTGTGCGTTGTGAAGACGGTGCGGAGGCAATCCACAAGCTGTCCAAGGCCCACCCCGGCTACACGGCGGCAGACACCGAAGCCAAAGCAGCCGAGACCAAGGGCCCCTATACGTGCCAGTGGTTCCGAGACAACTACGCTGAAGGCTGCAAGGGCTGCAAGCAAAACATCAGCAGCCCGATCCTGATCGGCAAGATCGTGGAGGAAGCCCCGGTTACGGACGACCACTACGTGATCGAGAAGGAAGAGGACGAGGACTCGCCCGTTGTGGCCCTGTCGATTCCAGCGTACCCGTTTCCGTACTTCCGCGGTGTAAACGGCGGGGTGTTCCGCAAGGATCGGGATAAGGACGGCGATGACGTCGAGGTTGAAATCTACCCGGACGACCTCTACCTGACAGAGCGCTTCTTCGACTCCGATGAGCACGACAGTGGTGATGGCGAGATGGTTGGCATCAACCTGCACATGCGCAAGGATGGCGTGCGCCGCTTCTTCGCCCCGGTCACTACGCTGTTCGCTACGGACAAACTGCGTGACCTGCTGGTGCGCAACGGCGTCGTCGCCTATGGTAAAAAATTGGAAGTTCTTATGGCATATTTCGCATCCGCAATCCGCAAGCTGCAGTCACAATACTCGGCCAACCGCACTCGCAATCAGATGGGGTGGACTCCCGACCTGCTGGGCTTCGTCGTTGGTGAGTTGGAATACACGGCGTCTGGCGTCAAGCTGGCACCCCCCGCCAGCGGCACAAGGCAACTGGCTGCCGCGTTCAAACCGACCGGCAGCTTGGAAGAGTGGAAGAAGATTGCCAACTTCTACAACCGCCCCGGACTGGAGCCGCATGCGCTGGCACTGTTCTTTGGCTTTGGCTCCCCACTGCTGCGCCTGATCGAAGGCAACGTGGTCAAGGGCGCGATGGTGCACCTCAAGCACAACGGGTCTGGCTCCGGCAAGTCCACTGCCCAGATGGTGGCCAACTCGATCTTCGGGCACCCGGACGACCTGCTCATGAAGAAGGAGGACACCTATGCTTCCAAGATGCACATGCTGGGCATGGTCAACAGCCTGATCTACACCGTGGATGAGATCACCAACGAGAAGGCAGAAGTCCTGTCGGACATGGCCTACGGCTTCACCTCCGGGCGGGGCAAGCACCGTATGGAGTCCCAGTCCAACAAGATGCGAGCGAACCACACCGTCTGGTGCAACATCACGCTGACCTCGGGCAACGCCTCGGTGACGGACGTACTGCAGCAATACAAGAGCACGGCTGACGGCGAACTGCGCCGCGTGCTGGAGTTGTCTGTGCCCAAGTACACCGGTGCCACGAAGCAAGAGATCGACGCTGTGTTCGGCAAGCTCAACACCAACTTCGGTGTGGCGGGCCCCATCTACATCGAGTACGTGATGGCGAACATAGACAGCGTGCGTGCACTGCTGGCCAACATGCAGACCAAGATCGACGCGGAGCTGGGACTGGATCAATCGGATCGCTTCTACTCGGCCATCCTGACCTGCGCGTTCGTGGGGGCCCTGATAAGCCGCCGCTTGCAGTTGCATGAAATCGAAATCTCGCACGTCTACCAGTACGCGCTGACCTCGGTGACTCAGGTTCGTGCATCGACCAAGGCCGACATTGGCGACCCCACTACCGTGGCACAGGAAACACTGGCTGCGTTCATCAACGAGAACGTGAACAACGCGTTGGTGGCACCGTTCACACCGCCCGGTGGTTTGCCTGAGCGCCCTGCAGTCACACCGAAGGGCACACTGCGCATGCGCTACGACCCTGATACCCGTGAGCTGGCCATCTCTGTGGCGGAGTTCCGCAGGTTTTATGCCATACGGCAGGTGGACGTCAAGGACAGCATCGCCCGACTGCACGCTTCCGGCTACATGAAGCACGACGGCAAATCGCATCCGACCCGTTTGGGTGCTGGCGCGGTCGGCGGGCTCAGCGGTATTGCCATTCGATGCTACGTTTTTGATGGAGACTCCATTGGCATCGACGAGACAGCGTTCGCTACCCCCGCCGTCTGAAGACGTGAGGCTGTTCACCCTTCACGGGGTGGACTACTTCATTTTCTGGGACCACCTATCCATCGGTGCGTCCTTCTTCCTGCCAAGCACAGCCACCAAAAAGCAAGCGTTCGAGGCACTGCAGCCGTACGCCCGGTATCTGGGAATACAGCTGCAGGTGCGCAACCGCTGCGAGTACGGACGCTACGGCGTCCGCGTTTGGCGGGTTTACTGACGCATGCTGGCTTTGGCCTCTCGCAGCCAGCCGGTGAGTTCGAGCTCCATCTGGCGCACTTCTTTGATGGACGCTTCGCGCTCTTCCTTGGACATGTCCTCAGCTCCGGCTGGGCTGTTAAGGTGCTTCTTGTAGGCCCGGGTGCGCTCCAATTGTTCCAGTGTCGAGTTGACTGCAGATTCCAGCATCAGTTCGTCGGCATGCTCCTCGGCATACGCAGCGGCTTTGTCCAGATCGGTCTTCATCAGCTCGTTCAGCGTGGTGTTGGCGCGGCCAACCTTTTCGCGCTCCTCGTAGAACTCGGTCATGCGGCGCGTGCCCACCGGGTCGTACATGTAGTTGGACACCAGTGCCCACTTATGCAGGGGGCGGTCAACTCGCGTTGGGTTCAGCAAAGAGTCGGTCATGGCAACCAGCAGGCCAGCGGACGAACCGAAGTAGCCGTTCAGCGCGTTGTCGATCAGGATGGGTGAAACTTTGTCCACACCAACGATGTTTTTGCTGAACTCCGCAATGGCGATGGCCAACTCGGAGGTGTTCGATGCGCGGCGCAGGCTTGGGTCCTGCTGCTTCTGGTAGATACCTTCCAGCTCGCGGCCAGTGAAGAACGAGTAGTTGGTCCATGCTTCCAGCAGAGGTTTCACGCCCTGCGGCACAGGCACCGTGCGGCCGACGTATTGCTCAAAGATGTACGACAGTGCAGTGCGGGTTGCTTCCCACGCGGTTTGCTCCTCGGGGGTGCCTTGGCGGCGCATGTATTCCACCACGCGCTCGGGGACCACCTTGAACAACGCGCCCAATTCGCTGGGTACTGGCAGCTTGACTCCACCCGGCAGAATCCAGTTGCTGTCCCGGGTACGCAGGTCCATCTCGTTGTATTCTTCGTCGTCGTCCCCCTTACCAAGGGCGTACAGAGAGCTGAGAGCCATAACGATAGCAGCCCGGCTCCAGAACATGCGGCGTGCCTGCGCCCGACCCACTGAGGAGCTGGAGTCCTTGCCAGAGGCCGCACGGTACAGCACGTCCATACCTTGGATGTAGGCGTTGAAGAACGGGATGGTTGTCACCATGGCGCCCACGAAGTCCGACGCGCCGCGACGGCGGAAGTTGATGAACTCTCGCGCCCGGGTCTGCGCCAGCAGCTCGTCGCCCTGCGACTCCTTCATGGTCTGGTCGAAGATGGCTTTGCGGACAGCTAAGTCGGACGCGCGGGTAATGCCGTCCAGCCGGTGCATCAAAGTTTCAAACTTGCCCCGAGGTTTGTACCCTAAGTCCTTGAGCACGGACGCTGCAGGCTTGCCTTGTTGGAAGTCGTATTCGCCGGTCAGACCCAGTGCACCGAACTGCTTGACTGCTGGGTGCTGGATACCGCGCAGCTCGGCCAGTGCCAGCCCGCCGAAGTTGGAGAGCGTCATGCGTAGCAGAGCGCCGGGGTTCTTCACGCCGGAGGTCATGATGGCCCGCTGTACGTCGTCAGTCACCTGCTTGAGCGCAAATGGAGGCAGCGATGTCACCGCCTTTCGCAGCACGTTGGATGCTTGGCCCAGCACCTGCAGCCACTTGGCCTTGGGCGGGTTCAGGTCCTTGAACGCCAGCACGTCGTACTTCGAGGGCACTTCCCAATACATCATCTCACCTTTGACGTACATGCCCACGACGTTGTCTTTGCCTTGTGGGCTGAGGCCGAGGTACTTGGCATGTCCCGCGTCTTCCAGACTGCGCAGGGTTTGCACGGTGCCGTCCGTCTTGAGCGTCTGGCCCACCATCCACCCGAGGGTGTTCAGGTAGTTGTCAAACACGTTGCCAACGGGGCGGTTGATCGAGCCCACGAGTTCCGGCAGCTTGCCAACTTGGGCCAGCCCCTTGTTGCTGATCTTCTTGATCTTGGCGAAGCTGGTGGCGAAGTCCTCGATGCGGTCGAACGGCACATACCCTGCGGCGTCTTTCCACAATTGACCCTGCTCGGCAGACAACCGACCCACCGCCACCATGTTGTCCACCATGGCCAGACGGGCTTCATCCATGACTTTGCTCATGGCCTGAAGGTCCGGGTCTGCCTTGTACTCGCGCACCAGCTGGTCGATCTCGTTGTCCTTCAGGTGCAGCAGGAAGCCTGCGCCGTCGTTCGTATTGGCATCGCGCATGGCGTTCAATCGCACACCTTCCAGAATACGACTGGCGATTTGCGTGCCTCGCTCGCGAGAGTAGCCGTTCTTGGCAGCCCACTTGTCGATCAGCGCGTAGACTTCCACGGGCGGGCGAACCTTGGGGTCCGCTTTGACTTTCCACAAACCCGTTGCGGGTTCCTTGGCGATGGACCCCACCTGCAGGTATTCCAGCAGCATCTTGGAGTAATCCTGCGCCTGACGGTACAGGCCCATCGGGTTGAACTTGCCCAGCTTGTCCTTCACGGCACCGTCAAACTGCTCGCGCAGGCGGTGTTCAATCGTGGCCGCGGAGTCCGCTGCCTGAGTGCGAAACTTCGTCGCATACCCAATATCGTCCTGCGCTTTAAATCCATCAATGACTTTGCGCAGCATGGGCTTTTCTTGCACTTCCATCGGACCCATGGAGTCGATCAGGGTTTCGGTGCTAGGGGCTACGGAGAACTGCTGCTTGACCTCGGCAGTCTCGGATACGCCAGTCTCGGACTCTCTGAAGATGGCCGCGGTAGCGATGTCCGCAATCTGCTGGGGGGTCAAATCGTTGATACCGAATGACGTGCCCAGTGCCCGGTTGACGCTGGTTGTGATGGCGGTCTTGATCTGGTCCCACACGACACGCAACGGGCCGCGCTTCGGCAGCTGACCATCGGCTTCGGCGTACGCTACGCCCTCAACAAAATAGGCCACCAGCTCGTCACGGGCAACTTCAGCGCCGCGTGCGCGGTCTTGTTCCGGGATACGGTCATATGCAGTGGCAGCCAGTCGCTTCTCTAGCGAGCCATCAGGCGCTTTCAGCATGGCAGCGATGCGGTCAATCACGGCATCGTACTGTTTCTGGCCCAGCAGGTTGCGCATACCCATGTGGGCGCCGACTTCGTGCAGCAGCATACCGAGCGCTTGGCCCTTTGGGGTACCGCGTGCGTACAGGGTAGCCCGCTTGCCGTCGTACAAACCACCTTGGGAGCCATCGCCCTCTTCCAGTTTCAGCTTGCCGGTGCGACGCATCTTGCGAACGGCATCACCCAGCTTGCCCGGCATGTTCTGAATCTCTTGCTCCAGCTCGCTCAGCGTTTGGGCATTACCTCGGGGGGCTGCGAAGCGGCGCTGCTTTTCAGCGGACTGCAGTTCTTTCTCAGCGTAGGCTTCGTTCTGCTGGCGCTCTTCCGCGGTCTCGTTTAGGTCCGGGTCGGTCAGGGAATCCAGTGCGGCAAAAGCGGTTTGCTTCGAGCGCTTAGACGCGGTGGAGTCGTCAATGATGGCCTGCAGTTTTTCCTGAAGGGTTTTCTCTGCGGCGGCCGGGGCTTTGGGCTCGGCCGTGTTTGCACGACCGGCGCGGTCAGCGACATCCAGTTGCGATTTCAGGTCCGCGATCTGGGTATCCAGTTCGGCCCATTGCGCCGCCTTAGCGGTCCCGCCACGCGGGGCTTGCCCAGACTTGCTGAGCAGGGCTTGCTGTTGGTCGACCAGACCGCGGACCTGCGTATGCAGTTGGTCCGCCGTTACTGCAGCAGGCTCAGCTCTTTGAGCTTCAACTCCCGGCACAGCAGGCCGTCCAGCAGATACCAATCCGAGTCCGTCAGATGCGACAGGTTCTTCGGTGGGGGCGGATACTCCGGCTCCGGGTTCAGGGAGTTCGGCAATGGCAGGCTCACTAGGAACTCCCACGCTTGGCTCACTTGCTCCGGGCTCAGCTCGCTGCTCAACTGCAGGCGTCGCGGTAGGGGTCGGTTCGACACGGAGTGCCTCCTCAAATTTGGCGGGTTGTGGTGCCAACAGCTCCCGCAACAGCTTGGTCCGTTGCGTCTTGCCTTCGAGCAGCGCGGGCACTTTAGCCACCAGCGCCTGCAACTCAGCTTGGGTCTTGCCAACGATATTTTCGGCGGCCCATGCCTTAACGCCGGGACCAACAGAGATACCGGTGTCCACCACATTCTGCATCGTAAACGCGCCGGGGGCAACTGCCTCTTCCTCGACGGCACCGACCAGACCGGGGAACCGGCGGCGTACTTCGGCATCGTCCGCGGTAGCCTTTGCGGCCTCGGCTTTCTTCTGCGCCTGCTCTTCCCGGATCACCTCGATGTCCGACTGGTTGTAGGTGTCGATCAGGGCGTCCAGCTCCTCAACACGAGCAGCGAGGTCAGCAGTTTGGGGCCGGGACTTTAAGCGCTCGCGCTCTTGGATCGCCTCTGCAGCGCTCTCGGGTGTCGGTGCGTTTGGCAGGGCGAGCCGTTCCGCTGGTGCGGGCAGCGCAGCCTGTGCTTCCGGTGCGGGTATCGCGGCTTGCGCCTGCGGTGCGGGTACTACTGGCTCTGGCTTTGCTTCCGGAGCTTGCGGTTTTTCCTGCGGTGCCTGTGCACCTCGGGCGCGACGGCCAAGGGCCAAGTCCATCAAGCCCTGCACGATGGCACCAGTGGCTCCGCCGTACGCAGCTTGCTCCCCCAACCCCTCAATTAGTGCCTGCTCGGGTTTGTACACACCCTTGGCAATGAGGTTTTGCGCGAATCCTGACGCAGCTTCTTGGGCTGCCTCCTCGCCGCCCGCGACCAGTGCGCGTTTGACGGCCTCTACCCCTGCAGCTTTTGACGCTGTGGGGATGCGGGACAAAACTCGGATAGGGGCGAACGCTTCGAGTGCGCCGGGGATTATGCCCAGTGCAGTGGCTGTGCCCCGCTGGGCACCTGTGGCTCCAGCTTCTTCGGCCCGCGTGCGAGCTTCACCGGCGCCAGCACCAACGCCCAAGCCTACGGCCGCAGCGCGACCCGCCAAGCCCAAGGGGCCCGCCAATAGGAAAGGAGCCGTGGAGCCGACGGCTTCGCCCAGCTTGCGCCCAACAGAGTCTTCGTACCCCGCGTCTGCGGCGAATGGCGCTTTTGCTGCCGTTGCCACTGACTTAATCTTCTCTCGGGCGGATTTCTCCATGCCCTCGGGGAGCAATGCCGATGCTCCAGTGGCAGCACTTTCCAGCAGGCCAACTGCGCCGGGAACGACGCCCTTGAAACCTTCTTTGACCTGCCCTAAAGCGGTGGTTTTAGGCGCTTCGGCTTTGGCAAAATTTGCTTGCGCGTATGCAAGCACCTCGCCTTGAGATGCCCCCTCCGGGGCGGTTACTTCAAACTTGCGTCCGTCGGGGGAGGTAATCTCGTAGCGAGGCATCTAGGGCTCCATTACTGGAGCGGTTTAATGCCCCAGCCTTGTTGGTTGGTTCCGCCGGGGCTTGCTGCGCCGGGGGCTTTTAGCATTGTATCGAGCCCAGCCATCTTGGCAATCGCAGTTTCAACAGCGCTCAGTTTGGTCTGCAACGCGGCCTTGTCGGCCTTGTTAAATGTCGTTTTCATCTGGTCGGCGTACTGCTTCTGCAGGGCTTTGAGCTCCGCAAGCTGCTGCCTGTCCCCAGTACCACCGGTATCGCGTGCGTTGGCCATGATGTTGGCCTTCTGCAAGTCGTTTTGCATCTCCAAGCGCTTGAGGGTGTTCTCCTGCGCCAGCTTGCGGGCGTCCTGCTCACTCTTGGCGACTTCCTTGGCTGCATCGTACTGGTCTTTGTACACCTGATCGAAGGCAGACTTGCCGACACCGTAGACATCCTTGGCGTAGGCGCGGACAGTGTCCAGCTTTTTCTGGGACACCTCGACGGCTTGCTTGGACAGCTCAAACTGCTGAGTCTTCCGGCTCTTGTCCAATTCGTTCAGGCTGGCCGACCCTGCGGCTCCAGCTTCGTACCACTTCTTACCACGACCGCCCTTGGCGACCTCACCCAGATACTCAGCAAGGCGGTCATACCCGGCCTTTGGAGCTTCAAACTGAGCCTTGCGCTTGTCCAGCTCCTCGATCAGACGGTCGTGCTGCGAGGTGTCCGGCTCGCCAATAGCAGCCTTGTACTTGGCAATTTCGCGAGATTCCCGAGCTTCAGGGCTTTCCTGCATCCTCTCCTTAATCAGCTTCAGAGCGTCGGAGTCAGTAGCTGGAGCAGGTGCCGGCGCCGCGGCTTGAGCAGGTGCAGCGCGTTGGGCGACCAACGCCTTAAGGTCGCGAGCTGGTGCGGCTGGGGGCTTGGGCTCCGCAGGAGCTGCGTAGGCTGCGGCATCGGCTTTGTTGAGAGCTGCGCGGCTATCGGCCTCCTTGGGCTGCGGCTTCTTTTCAGGTGCCGCATCTTTGTTCAACCCATATCCGGGCGCACTGACCAACGTTTTTAACGCCTCAATGGGCAACCCGGCAACAAACTTCAGCGCTTTCTTGATTCCCTCGGAGTCATCGGCTTCGGGCACGTCGCTACCGTCTTCGCCGCTGAACGCAACGATACCGCCTTCGGCCATCGCAAACTCGGCGGGCAGTTGGTCGATACCTTGGGCTTCGGGCTGCGCTTCGGGTTGTGGGGTACCGGCCGGCACTGCGCCTGCAGGTGCTTGCTGCATCAAAGCCTGAATACCCTGCTGCTGTTGTTGCCCCTGCACAGCTTGAGCCTGCAGCTTCTGCTTGGCCTGCTCCTGCAAGGACTGCATCACGGTGGGCGGGGAGCCTTGGGGGCCGGCCATTTGCTTGAGTTGATCCATGGCTGCCTGCGCGGTGGCGCCGTCTTTCTCGTTGGTCACGATCTGGAGGGCCAACATCTTCTGCAGGTCAGGTGGCAGGCCGGGCTTGGCCTGCTGGTCTTTTTGGATGCTCTGCTGCAATGGCTGGGGATTGCCGCGATACAGAGACGCGATGCCTTGGGCGCTGGGTTGTTGCATGGTACGTCCTTATTAAGTTTGGCCGAGGGCTTTGAGCATCTCATCCACTGTTTTGAATTTCTGTGAGAACGCGGTGAACGCATCAACCTCTGCAGGAGTAAAGCTCTGAGACTCCAACGGCAAGCCGGAGAGGAGCGACTGCTGGAACTGCACCATCTTGTAGGGGTTGGCCCGGGCCTCTTCAAACTGTGCCTTGTTCGCCGCCACGCCTTCGGATTCAATCCCGCGATCGACTGCGCCTTGCTGCGCCATGAGCCCTGCCAAGTCTTTGGCCTGACCCTGCTCGATGTTGAACTGGCCCATCGCCTTGTCGTAGGCGTTGGAGTAACCTTGACCGATGGTCTTGTTCTGCTCAGTCAGCAGGTTGCGGTTGGCTTCCGACTCCATGATGGCCTGACGACCGCCACCAAACGCGCCCGACTTGGTCAGTGCACCGACGCCAGACAGGTTGTTGATCTTGGCTTGACGACGCATCTCCTCCATCTGTGGGTTAAGCACAGCGGACAGGTACGGGTTCATGTAGTTGGATGCGATACCGCCGCCACCTGTGGGCTGCCCATCTGCACCGATGGTTGGAGCCGTGGAGCTTGAGAACGACTGGCCCAGAGTGCCGGGGAAGTTCAAGCCACCCAAGCCGGTAGAGACCTTGCCTTGCAGGTCGGATGCGCCCGCAGTCAGTGGGCCTTTGTACTGCTCGTAGGGCATTTCAGACAGCGCTTGGCCCTTGCCAAGCATGTCAGTGACGTAGTCACCCGCCCAGTTAGAGAGGCTGGACTCGGTGCCAACGGTGCCTGCGGGGAGGGTGCCGCCAGTCGCGTAGCCTTGCACTGTGCCGCCGGGCATGAACTTGCTGGGGTCGATCTGCTTGCCCTGCTCTTTGGAGCCGGTACGGGCCTGACGAATCTTGTCCATCATGGCATACAGCTTTTTGGCGCCGCCGAGGGCTTCCACTTGGGATTTGGTCAAACGAGCTTCCTCATTGGCCACGCGGGCAGGTTGGTGCCCGTCAATGGTAGTCTTAATAGAATCGCTCATACCGTCGCCTTTGCCTTTGATTGGGGCTGCACCAGTGCGTTGCGCCAGCAACTTCAGGCCGGCTTCGCTGCTACCATTGCCCAGATGCGACACGACGTCTGCAGGGATCACGAACCCGCCGGACTCCAGCAGGCCACCCTTGGCCTTGGCCACTTCAGTATTTGCCGCAGGTGCAATACCCGTCGACGGGGCTGCACTGTTTGGGTTCACGACCGCGCCGTCAGGTTTCTTGTACAGCACGTTGCCGCTCAGGAGCTGGCCAATGCCCGGGGCTTCGCGCGTGGCAGTGTACTTCGGGATGGTCCCTTGGTAACCGGTAGGGCGAGTCGGAGCGCTGCCGCTGCCGCTATCAAACAAACTAGATGCGCCGCCTAGCAGCGGCAAAATTTTGCTGATGCTGTATCCGCCACCCGGCTTAGACACAAGCCCTTTTAGGAAATTTCCAATACCCGCAAGAGTGAAGTCTGTCCCGGTGTACCCGATGTCTTTCAGAATCTGTTGGTTGGTTGGGGAGTCCTTGAAATCGCTCAGCGTTCCGGGGTCAATTCCGATTGATTCGTAAAAATCATAGTCGTCCGTCCCTGTGTCGGGGGTGTCTGGGTTCAGCAGCTCCGGTGTGTCAGTAACTGGTTCTGGCTCGAAGTCATACCCGTCGTCTTCCCAGTACCCACTATCGTCCCCAAGGTCTACCCATCGTTGTGCCATATCAGCCCCTTAGAATTTGCAGAAGCTCATCTACTGAGCCTCCATGTGCCGCCTTGGCGGTTTTTGGTTTGGGCGCGTCAAACCCAAGTGACGACCCGAAAATATCCTGCATCAATTGTACGTCTGCAGAGTTATCTTGGGAAGCTGCAGTGCCTTGAGCAGCAGAGCCCGATCCGCCCCCGGATGCCCCAATAAGAGCCAACAGCGCGTTTACGTCCGTTCCGGATTTCGTGGTGCTGGGAGTCGTTGGAGTCGTTGGAGTCGTTGGAGTCGTTGGAGTCGTTGGAGTCGTTGGAGTGGAGTCCGAAGACCCGCTTCCGCCCCCATCGCTGCCCGTAGCCCCTGTGGAACCTGTCGAACCTGTCGAGCTGGATGAACCAGTGCCAAGCGCCCCGCTGCCCGCGAGCCCCGCTATGCCAGAAATCGCGCCCGCGATGTTCCCTGACGCCAGCGCGTTGGCGGTGCCTATCCCCGCAGCGACACCGGGGTTTCCGGTCATATTGGCTACGGCCATGGCCATGGCCACTGGGTTTTGCGATACTACCGCCGCTGCCAAGGCCGCAATCTGAGCTAGTGTTGGCCCAGTGGTAGCCGCACTAGCCGGCGAGGACATCCCACTGCTATCAACACCCCATCCGCCCGTCCCGCCAACGTCCCCACCCACCGCGCCAGCGCCAACAGAGCTCGAGTGCCCCGTTGCGGCCGCAGCGTCACTTGCACCGACACCAGCAACCCCTGTGGCCGCTTCGGCGTCCGAAACTCCGGCGTCCGAAACTCCGGCGTCCGCAGTGTCACCGAACCCACCACCCATGGCCCCAGTCGTCCCGCTGTCGGACGAGCTTGAGTCGGACGAGCTTGAGTCGGACGAGCTTGAGTCGGACGAGCTCGAGTCAGAGGCGCTCGAGTCAGAGGCGCTCGAGTCGGACGAGCTTGATTCAGAGGAGCTTGAGGCGGACGACCCGCCGCCACCACCATCGCCGCCGCCACCACCATCGCCGCCGCCGCCACCACCATCGCCGCCGCCACCACCATCGCCGCCGCCACCACCACCATCGCCGCCGCCACCACCATCGCCGCCGCCACCACCATCGGACGACCCGCCATCTTCAAAGTACACAACCCCGCCGTCTTGATATTGCGAGTCGAGGAGGCCTGCTGCTACGAGCTGGCGGATAAGGTCAGTGGTGTTGGATGTGGTGTTCATGGTGCTACGGGTCGTGGGTTTGGCAGGGGGGCGATGAAGTTTACCGACAAAACCGATGATGGGATACCCGGGTGCGGGGCTGCGGCTGCCACACCTTCCAGCTTGATCGCCAGATCAGTGACTGCCATGACAATCTCCACGTATTCGCCCTCACCGAGATCAATGTCAAAAGCCCATTCGACAGCGCTTTGGTTGTTGTTGGACGTCAGTGTGTACGCCCGCGTCGAGTACCCGATGTCGATGCCGTTCCTGCGAATCCAGACGTACGCGGTCTTGGCGCTGCCACTGCTCGTAACCAGCTGCCCGGAATACTGGACGTTATACACCCCATCGACACTCGCAGTGACTCGGCTGGAGGATGCCAAGCTGATCGCGTTGTTCAGGTACGTCTGGTTAAACACCGCTGGGTACGCCGTATTGATGGCAGCAAAGGTCTGGTCTACCGTGTTAAAAAACACGCCGTTCGGGCAGTCAACGTACCGCCCGCCATCAGTCCCCACGACCGCGCCGAGTGTGTCCGAGATGCGGCTGAAGTACAACCGCAGCACGTTGTTGAGTTGGTCTTGGTACTGCGGCGCGTATTGCTGCGGGGCCAGCGGAAGACTCGGAGGCGATACTTGGCTCAAAGCCCCTACAAAGGTTGTAAACCGACTCATATCAACGCCGCCCGTCTTGGCGGATGTCAATCCGCGGAGACCCCAGCTGCCAAGTACACCCAAGCTGATTGGACTCCAACTGCAGGATCATCTGGCGCCCGCGAACCCGGACATAGACCTGCCCGGTGAACTGCTCGATCGGTACCGTGGCGGTGCGTACAACCGTGGCACTATCACTGCCGGCAACGGACGCGGGGTTGTTGTACCCGGAGCCTGAGTTCTGCATGGGGATCAGCGTCATGGTGGCCTGCGGGCTCCCAGTGGAGGACCCGCGGAACGTGATGTCCGGCAAGATGCGCCACACAAACCCAAAATGGTCGCCGTCGTCGATGTCAAACTCGGCCGAGCTGATGATCGCATTGATGGGCATCGGGACTTCCGTTTCCACATCATCCACCCCGTACTCATGGTACACAATGTTGTTGGTGCCCGTAGCTGCCATGGGGTAGTCGCGTAGTCCTGAATCCAGCCATGCCGTACGGACCATGGAGCCGTAGTACCAAGCGCCCTCTCCGTTGTTCTCGACGTAGTTGTAGATTGCGTAGCGGTCTATCGTCATTGAGTTTGCACTGCAGTAGAAAAACCACACCTCAGTGAAGCCTTCGTTGGTACCTGAAAAGAACTGGTCCGCCTGCTCCAAGTTTATGTCCCCGAAGATGAACTGGCGCAAGTCACACCGAAGAGTTTGTACGCGGCCGTCGTACTTGTAGAATTTGTCTACGCCCATCCAATACACCACCCCCGATGCAACAGACGCGCATGACTGCCCGGCAATGGAGATGTTGTCCCCCATCAACTGCGAGCCCCACACTGCGGGCGCTCCAAGGTACTGCAGGGAATACAGCGATGAGTCGGTAAAGACCAAAATTTCCTGCCGTGTCTGCAGGGCGGTTACTATTTTGGAGCCATGCGACAGCAGTAAGCTGCCAGCTTGATTCGTCGCTGCTGGGGTCCACATGGTGACGCTCTCTTGGTCCGACCACCGCAGCAGCATTGGGTTTTGAACCGCGGAGCCGTAGTCGTTCGCCCCAAAGGCAAAAACAAATCGCGAAGCATCGGACACAAGCAGGTAGTTTTGCACCGTCGGTACGTCGGACGCGCCAACCAAACTATCCGCGGAGACGGCGCGGGTGCCGACACCTAGCAGGTTGTTCCAGTAGTAGATCGCGCCGCCTCGCGGACCGAACACCAAGTCTTCTCCGAAGTTGTTCTGGCTCCACTGCCGGATAGGGTAGTTGGTAGTTTCCCCGATCCCCCACCCGCCGGAGCCCCACGGGCCAGCCCCCCACCCAAATGTAGGAACCGTAACGGCAGGGGCGGTGTTGATCTGATACTCCGCGGTGACCGCGGCTCCACCACCGCCAACATCCGAACCATTGGCCGTGGCACTCGCCACCACAGTGTACGTATCCACCGTGACCACCGTGACTTGGAACTCCGTATTGAGCACTGTGGCTGTGATAGCGCCACCCAGCGATGCGGCCCCACTGAAGGTAACGAAGTCGCCCGTGATACACCCATGCGCAACGTCGATGACAGTGAGTACGTCCGACCCACTTACTGCCGCAAATGGGTTATTGAGAGTGGCCGTGCCCCGCAGTGGTGTGACGTCGTTGTATTGGCCGTTTAGCTCGATGTAGAACTTCAAATTCGTTCCGACGCCGATCAGGTTGGCCCCACCCAGAGTCGCCCAGTTCCACAGAGAACTGCACACACCGCGAAAATACGCTGGGGATATGCGGTTCCAGCCCCCAATTTTTTCAGGAGTCCCTTGGCGAAAGCGAACCTTGTCGGACTCGTACCAGCCGTTTTCGGTCGTATATCGGGTGTTTTCACGGTTCACCCCGGCTTTTAGGGTAAGCTTTTTGAGTGGCACGGTTTACCTCACGCAGTCATGGATGAGGCTGTCGATTGCACTTCCGCCACGCGGCGGCTCCAGCCCTTCCCAAATGTACCCCAATGCGGCAAATCCATCAAGAAGGACAGGCGGCGCTTGGCGTAGTCTTCGACCAGCTCAGCGGGAGCGAAAGCGGCCACGGCGGCCAGCGTCTTGGGGCCAATGCCACCGTCGGGCTCAACACCGACACAAGACTGCAGCCATTTGGCCGCCCGGCCCGGGCCCGAGTTCACGGCAGCGTCAAAGACGGCGTAGTCCACACCCGTTGGCAGGTCGTCACCCTTGATCTTGTCCCAATACTTGGCTCGGTATAGCGGCGCAACGGTAGCAGGGTCCAGCGCCCGCATCTGCTTCTCATCCACAGGATGGCCCACCCACTCCTCCCAAACGGCCTTGGTCACGCCGAGGTTGGTCATGCCGCCCGGATCGCTGGGGTGATTTACGAAGCCGCCTTCATGGTGCAGCAGCTTTTGCAGGGCTTCAGCGAAGTTCTGTTTCATTTCTTGTCTTTCAGATTTTGAAGGTCGGCGCCTTTGTCTTTGGAGCCTTGCGAGCTACCGCGGTGGAAGTTGAGGATGGTGCCGCTCATGGTGATGAGCGAGCCGAGCGCCATGTAGACCAGCTCTTTGTTGGCGTCTGGCACGCCCTTCATAAAAGCAAACCAAGCCAAGAAGATGGTGGCAGAAACAATACCCACGTCCAGCGCGTAAGCTGTGTTCTTTGCCAGCCATGAGGCGTTCGCCGACTCCTGCACCTTGGCGTTCATGTCTCGGGCGCTGTCCGTATTGGCGTTGCCCAACTCAACCAGCTTGGTCTCGTTTGCCATTTGGGCCAACTCACCGTTCTGCTGCATCTGCGCCAGCTCGGCCTTGGCCTTTTCAGCGGCCACAGGATCAGGCAAAAAACGGTCAATCAGCTTGCCGCCGATTGCAGCAATAGGGTTCAGGTCAGCGAGGTTCATCAGTTGCCCCTTTTGGTTAGCATTGCGCTGGCGATTTCCAGCATGAATTTTATCTGTTCGAGGTTCTCGGGCTGCTGTGGCCAGCCCACGGTGACTTGGCCAACAAACCGGTGGCTGTCTGGCGGCACGCTCACGCGGCAGGTGAAGCCCACGCCCTTCTCGATGTACCACAACCCAACCTCAGACTGCGCGTACCGGTACTCGCTGCAAGGAATCTGGTTGGTCATCAAGGCGATCACGTCGTTGTTGTTGCCAGAGTTTTGGCTGAACAGGCCAACGTCGATGTCCTCAATGCTTTTGTCCCTGCCATCCTTAGTGTAGGCTTTATACAGCACCCGCGAGTTGAACAGCGGGTTGACTTTGAAGATCGCTACGGTCGCCGCGCCCGTCTTTTTGAACAGCATCGCAGAGGTTTCATCTACCCGGCTGGTGTTGATCTCGGGCAGCTTCTTGGACTCTTTGTAGGCATCGCGCATGAACTCTTGGTTCTGCCACAGGAAATACCCGGCAAAGGCAACCACCCCCATGACGAGGATGGCAAACAGCTTGAACGGCGAGTCCACATACCCGAGCACCTTATCTAACGTCGAGGAGGGGTTTAGCTTGTCGTCGCTCACCGCAAGTGCCTCATGTACATCACGATGCCGTAGATCATCAAGACCGCGAGGACGGCGGTAGCCAGCCCGACGGCAACATACTCCGCCATCTGCTCGGCTCTTTGCTTGCGTGCTGCGGCTGCACGAACTGCGGCTTCCTTGGCCTCACGGCGGCGCCGCGCAGCTTGCGCTTGGAATTTTACCCAGTCGTCCCACATGCCCGGCCGACCGGCATAGACCATGGACTCGCGCAGGTGTTCCTCCTGCTGCTTGAGTTGCTCCAAAGCCATGAACTCTTCCATGTCGGAACGTTCAGCGCCGCCGGCCGCCTTGCTTGTGGCCTTCTCCTGAATCTTGGCTTTGTTGTCAAAATAGTCGAACACGCGGCCGCCGAGCGCAGACAGCTCCTTGCCATTGGCCAGAGCACCTTTGATTACCGCGAAGGCGGCGTTAGCGGCAGCGAGTTCAGCGAGCATATCTATGCTCCTTGTTAAAGCCCAAGCGAGTACTGGAATGCTGTGCGGTTATTCGACCCCGCAAGATACATACGCAGCCCGTCAGGCTTAAAGAAAAGTGCCTTGGCCGCAGTCTCTTGGTCTGAAAAATCATACGCGCGGCTCGTGTAGTAGGCCGTTGAGATGTCGAACGCTGTTGTCATCGCGTACTCGTACACAATGCTACTGAGGGCAGCGCCGTTGATTGCGTACATGTATGCGCCATCCGGCGAAACATACACAGTAGAGCAGGCAGGAGCCTGTGAGACCACGCTGAAGGATTTTGCGCTATACGTCGCAGTGGTCAGGTCCCAAGCCACCGATAGGTTGTACTGGTACACAAGGTCCGTGAATGGATTGACGGCGTAGAAGTACAGCCCGTTCGCTGCGAAGAAGACAGACGCCACGCTTGTTGATTGCGTGGCCACACTAAACGAAGTGCCTGAGTACGAGGCGGTCGTCACATCTCCGGGGGTGCCGAGGTTGTACAAATACAGCTTGTCTGTCGCTTGCCCGAACACAAACATTTTCGTCATGTCCGCGGACATTGAAATGCCTCCGGGGTTGGAGTCTTGCGCTGCGATGCTGTACGCCTTACCCGAGTACGTCGAGCTTTGTAAGTCCCATGCTGTCCCAACCGCGTATTGCGTGACCGAACTGCCGGACCCGAGGTCCCGCGTAAAATACACGTTCAACCCATCGTCAGTGAGGTACATACCCGTCGGGTACTGCAGTTGAGCTCCGAGGTACAGCATGTCCGGCAGCTGGTACGCAAACGTCGCAGTGCTCAGGTTGTACGCGGTGGACATCGCAAGCTCGAATACGCGCTCTTGCACGTTGGCAGCAGCAACATACATCTTGTCGCCAGTCGGTGCGATGAACAGCCCATACACCGAGGTGTTGTCCAAGTACGTAATGTTTGCCGACTGGCCCGTCGATACCGCAGTGGTTACGTCGTCGGCTGTGCCTAAGTTGTAGCTGTAGACGACCGCAGGGCCGCTCGTAGAAAGCATAAAGAGTTTGGTTCCGCTTGAGGCCAAAAATATGCCGTTGATCGCCGCGCCAGACCCCGCAAAAGACTTGAGTGCATAGGTAGCAGTGGATACATCCCACGCAGTTGCCAGTGTGTACTGATACACGGTGGCACTTACAAAACTTGCTGACGACACGTACATTGCCGTGCCGGTATCATTGAAAGCCAACCCCCCGACGCTTGGCACCTCGGCGGTCACATCCTTTGACTTACTTGCGTAGCTGGCGGTCGCGAGCGACCATGCAGTGCCAAGCGTGTACTGGTAGATTTTGTTGGTCGTGTCGCCCGCCAAAAACATTGCGGTACCGTCAGACGACATGGCCATGCTTTTGATGGTTGTGTCTTGGGCAGCAGCGCTGAAGGAGACGCCGGTGTACACCGCGGTACCCACAGACCACGCAACTGATAGGGTGTACTCATAAACCGCATCCGAACCAAACCCGCACACAAACATCTTCAGCCCGTCAGGCTTGAAAAATACTCCCGAGGGCGCTGCGTCTACGCCGTTTGGCGTTGCGGGAAAGGGTTCCCCGACGTAGCCTGCCCCAGCCAAATCCCAAGGACCCGTGGAGGTGTTTCCAGCAGCTGCCATGATTATGTTGATGATGCTCATTTGCTATCCTTGGCCAACAAGAAGGCTCGCCATGTGGTGCCACCGTCAAATGTGTAGAACGCCAGCACATCGACGCCCGAAAGGGTCAGGACCGGGGCAGTGCCGTAGGCCCATTTAACTCCTGCCCACCAAGTAACCGTAGCTGAGCCCCCGTTGGTCAGCTCAAGGACAAAGGCGCTGGCAGTGCCGCTGGCGGGCGTGTTGGACACCGTAAATGTTGTGGTGCCCGAAATGGTCTTGGAGTAGTAGTTGCCCAAGGACAGGTCGATATTGGCGGCTGCAATCGCCGTCTTGACCTCCTTGCTGGCTTGATAAACCTTGTTGGTCAGCGTCTGTGCCGTTGCGAGGTACACGCCGTTGGTGACGGTATCAGCGTTGCCCACAAGGCTGCCAGTGAAGGTGGACTGCAGAGCCGGCATATAGTCAAACATCTGACCAACATCTGTGCCGTTGTTGTACACCACGGTGCGCTTGCCAGCCGGAACAGCTACGCCAGTCTGGCCGGATACTTTAACCGTCACTGCAAAGCTACTGCCGTTGATGATGATGTAGTTTTTCTCGATGGCCGGGACATTGATGGTGCCCGCCGCAGATACGGCTCCCGCCGCGATATTTATACACGCCGCCCGGGCATTTTGTAGCGCGGATGTGTCCGCCAACACCAACGTTGCTACGTTGGCCGTGAAATCCCCCGATGTCAGGGTAGCCATGCCTACGATAGCCTGCTCAATGGCAGTGCCAATGTTCGTGTTGGTAGATGCGCCCCAGCTGCCGGACTGTTCACCAGTCCCGATGAGTTCAAATTTAAGATTTGAAAAGCTACTCGACATGTTTTATCCTTGTGGGGTAATGGGGTTCCACCCCGGGTTTTGCGTATCGGTTACATCCGTCCACGCAGGCGTCTGCGTATTGTTCACATTTTGCCAGTTCGGGGTCTGGTTGTCATCAACGTCGTTCCACAGGAAGGCCCCGATGAGGCTGTCCGTGATGCCGGCGCCTTGGATTGGCAGGACCGCGTTGTAGACGCTTCCAGCGGGGTTGAACGACTCAGCAGCTTGCGCAGCAGCCAAAGCCACTGCACTGAACACCGATGGCGCAACACGGGCTGCATCCTGAGCGGTTGCCAGCTCCGATGCGTCCGAAAAGAACGCCGCTACGGCTGACGTTGAGTCGCTTTGCTGGGCGCTCTCGCTGATCTGAGTGCTGGGGTTGAACGCGGCGGCGTTTGATTCGCTGCCAGTCGCGCTCTCGGCCAGAGTTGACGTGCCTGTGTTGGCCCCTTGGGGCGTATCCAGAGCGTTGGCCGTTTCGGCGGAAGCAGCACTAAATGTGCTGGCAACCACCTGCGCGGCGTCAATGACTTGCGCAGATTCGGAAATCGCTGGGCGTGACGTGTAAACGTTTGTGACGGCCTCGCTGGATGTGGCGGACTCAGAGACCGTTGGGCTTGTTGTGCGTGCTGCAATAGTCGAGTCCAAGGCAGAAAGCGACTCACTCACACTCGCGCCTACCTGCAACAGCGCTCTGGCAATGTCCGACCCTACGACCGACTCAGGTACTGCAGCTTGGAAGGTGGCGATCGCCGCCAGCACCTCGGCAGCCGTAGTGGCCTCGGAGATTGTGCGATTAAAGATCAGCAAGGCTGCGGCAGTATCGGCTGCGGTCGCGGCTTCGGAAACTCCAGATAGGAAGAACAGCCCACCCACGATGGAGTCGGCAGCTGTTGCCAACTCGGAAACGGGCGCGGTCAAAATTGACTGAACCGCAAGGCTTTCGGAGGCTGCAGTCAATTCCGACACTGTGGACGCAAAGGTCAACGCAGCCGAGATCAGATCGGCGGATGTGGCCGACTCAGAGACGGAGGCGAGATAGAGCTTGACCGCCTCCGCAACATCCGCGATTGTGGCCGACTCACTAAGTGTGCCGATGTACAAAAGCTGGGCCGCCGAGATGTCGCTTGCTGTAGTGGTCTCTGCCAGCGTGATGTTGTACGTGCCAACCGGGGACTCGCTGCTGCTGCCAGTGGCACCTTCGGTGATGTAGACGGCAATTGGACCTCCGCTGCTTTTGCCGTTGATGTCCCGAAAATACAAAAAGTCGATGCCACCGCCAGCGGAAAAGGTCAGCCCAGTGTTGTTGCCGCCGTCTATGGAATTTGCCCCAACGTACCAAATGTCAGGTTGCACAATGGTTTGCTGCGTTCCACTTGTTGTAGAAACAATTTCATTTTGCCAAGTCGAAGTGCCCGTGAGGCTAAAGGCATCAAACGCGTTAGCCCCGAACAGCGCTGGCGTCCATGTGATTGCATCGGGGCTTGTAAGGATGGTACTAGCCCCGCCGGAGACTGCGTATTCTGTCCCAGACCAAGCAACCCCCTGTAAGCTACTCACCGTGCCGGAAGTTTGCGGAGTCCACGATACTCCGTCAGGGCTGGTCAAAATAACGCCACTTAGCCCAACAGTTACAAACAAGCTGTTTGCATAAATAACCGTGGTCAAGCTTGTGGCAACTCCAGAAGTCTGTGGCGTCCAAGTTACTCCATCAGGACTGGTTAGTATGACGCCGCTTGCGCCCACCACTACAAAAAGGCCAGCCGCGTAGGTTATGTAGGACAGGGTGGTGGCTACTCCTGAAGTTTGCGGCGTCCACGTTACACCGTCAGGGCTCGTAAGCACAACCCCACTGTTCCCAACGGCGACGTAAGTACCAGCGCCATACGCCACCCAGTTGAGTGTTGTAGTTACACCGGAGGTACGGGCAGTCCATGTGGTTGCGTCCGTGCTTGTGGATATGCCGCCTAATGTCCCCACCACAACGTACAAGCTGTTGCCGTACACAACGCCAGCGCCGGTACCGGGAAGGTTTGAGGTCTGCAATGCCCACGTCAACCCGTCTGTGCTGGTTGCAATACCGGGGGTTCCAACCCCCACTGCCAAACTACCCGTCCATGTGGCGTAAAACAATGGGGATGAGAGGGAGGATGTAGAGCCGTAAAGCACCCGTTGCCAAACATCCCCGTAAACCTGAGTCACCACACTTGGGCCTTGACTGTTTGAGAACGCAACAAACCTGCTACCTACCCAAGTCATGCCGCTTGAGGTAACTGTACTTTGCTCAGGTATAAGTTCCAAAGGCGCTACCGAGGTATTGGTGATGTCCGCAAACTTGTTTGCTCCCGCCAACCTGACCGGAGCATCCCCCGAAAGATTGAGTGTTGGGTATGTTTGAATGCACCCCCCGTCAAATATAAATGTGGTTGTGGAAGAACTTAGGATGCCGGTGTTCCCCGCAACAATAAATTGCGCCGTACCCGCCCATACAGCGGCGTATAACGTGCCGGTGACGGCTGATGTGCGAGAAGTCCAAGTTATGCCGTCGGGGCTTGTACGCACCACCTGCGAAGCCCCGCAAAAAATAAACTGCTTCCCGTTAAAAAATACAGCGAAGAGTGCTGTTGCAACACCCGAAGTCCGAGATGTCCAAGTCACGCCGTCTGCACTTGTGCGAACAACCCCGCTGTTGCCGACAGCCACATATACTCCCGCGCCGTACGTCACCGCGTTAAGGTCTGTGGCAACACCCGAAGTCTGAGATGTCCACGTTACGCCGTCAGGGCTTGTGATAAGGACTCCACTGTCCCCAGCAGCAACGAACAGCCCATTGCCCCATCCAATACCGTTCAACCTTGTAGCGGTGCCTGATGTTTGAGATGTCCAAGATATTCCATCCGCGCTTGTACGCACCTGCCCACTGTTCCCAACGGCTACGAACAACGCGCCTGACCACACCATACCCTTTACGGCAATGCCCGAGATGTCGGTTTGTGTTGTCCATGTTGCCCCGTCCGGGCTTGTACGCAATACACCACCGTCGCCAGAGGCAACAAACAATCCTGCGCCATACGCAGCGGCATAAAAAGTGTTGCCAGTCCCAGAAGTTTGAGTAGCCCACGTTATTCCGTCAGGGCTTGATATTATTACTCCACCCAATCCCACTGCAACTACTACGCCGGGTTTTGCAGCAAGCGCACGGAGTGTGTTGCTAGTGCCGGAAGTCCGAGAAACCCACACCTGCCCGTCTGTCTGCGTGATGTTAATTACCCCCGACCCCGTTAAGGTCAGGTTGTTACCGTTGGTCGCAGTCCAGCCTCCATTGACTGACCATGTACCCGAACCAATATCAATTGTGCGCGTGGTATTGGCGGTTAATGTAACCAACCCAGACAGCGTGACGTTGTAATTATTCGCCGCGAAAGTGCCGGACGTGATGGCCAGACTGGTTCCGGAATACGCGTCTTGTAGCGTGACAGAACCGCCGGGGCTGTTTGTGGTAATTTGTTGAGTGAACGACCTCCCTGCACTGGTAATCGTCTGACTTCCTTGCCCTGCAAACGTAAATAGAGTTGTCCCAGATATTGTTGTACCCGTTCCGTTAATCCAGTTGCCGTAGAAATTGGGCCCAGAAGTGCCGCCTGCCAACGTCATTGTGTTAGACGTCCTCAACGACATGTCGATAGTGCCGATGTTGTAGGCGGCATCAATAGTAGCCGTGGCCCCAGACGCCGGATACGTAGCAGCCGGAAACACCGCGGTGTCTTGCGCCAACGGGAACTGAGTGACATCCGCTGCGCCCCCAGATGTGGCAGACCAACTGTTGACCCCGCCCCAGTTGGCAGATATTGTGGATCGCCAATAAACGGTTTTCCCCGCCCCAAACGTGATCCCACTGTTTCCTTTGCAGTCGCCCAAGCGAGTACCGGATACAGGGGCAGCAGCTCCAGCAATGGCGATGTCACGGAAGTCAATATCGGACAAAGACGCTATAGCCGCGCAGGTCAAGGTGCGGGTAGCGCCTATGAGGCTAGAGCGCACAAAGGTGCGCATCGTGGCATTGGAACCTGCGGAGATAGTTAGCGTGCCGGTGATGGTCTGGTTCGCTTCAAGTTGGAGTATCTTTACCCCGGAAGCGGCTCTTCCTGCAATGGTTACGTTACGAAAAGTGTTCGCGTACTCTTGAAAGTTCACTGTTGCCGGGTTTGATGAGGTGAACGTCAGATCATAAAAAGTCTGCGCACCCCCCCTAAACACGTTGACCGAACTTGCAGTGGTGTTTGAGGCGGTAATAGTCGATGTGCCACAGTTAAAAACCAGCCCCTCAGGGGTGAACTGCAAGATTGTCCCGATGCTTGATAAAGTAATCGTGCTGCTGCCAAACGATACGGTGCGGCTCAGTGACCCCGTAGAGTTGAACGCGGTAGCTGCTACGCTGTAATTGTTGGTGGTGAAGGTTCCTTGGGTTACTGTCAACGTCCCCGTTGTTGTTAACGCTCCAGCAAGAGTCCAATCACCTGTTCCGTTTATTGTGAAGGCGCTTGCAAGAGATACCCCATTGGTAAAAATAAAGTTGCCGGTATTTGAACCGTTAAAAGTAAGTGCTCCGGTATAAGTTCTGGCAATTGCGCCTGTTCCCATCCCCCACGCAAGATCAAGACCATCCGTTATGGTAATTGCAGCAGTCCCTGCCCAAGTAATGTTACCTGCAAGCGCTGGCCCCATGTGCAAATAAGAACACGCCAAAGTTCCGGTACATGTTACCGTGTAAGCTGTCGCATTAGATAATTCATCAAAAAATACGATATCTGAAGCGGTAGGGACTGAGGCTCCACTGGCTCCTCCAGACGTGGCTGACCAATGGGTTGTGCTTGTAGCGTCCCAAGTTCCAGTTCCCCCGACCCAATAACGATCAGCCATTAGATCACCTCGTCTTCAGCAGGAGGAGCAGTTACAACAGCAATCCAGTTGTCCACACGTTGCTGCTTCATCGACTCAATCTCAGCCTCCGTAAACGTATGGTCATCAGCCAAGTGCAAGGCGTCACGGAACAAGCCATGAGGAGTTTCAAATTCAAAGTCGATTTTCATGTCAAGTCTCCAAAAAGAAACACCCGCCGTAGCGGGTGCTGCACCAAACTCAGGGTGTCACCCAATCAAGCTGCGTCGAGGCTGAATGTGTACGTCACGTTGAGTGTATCGCCACTTACCACCACGCGATCGCCGGGGGATTGGAAGTCCGAGGCCGAGAACAATACGCCAGTAGTGCCAGATGCTGCAGAGCACAGGAACGCGCCAGCCACTGTACCACCAGCACCAGAAATAGTGAACGAAGCAGGAGAGGCTGTGTTGTTGATGACCGAGGGGTCTGCGGTTGTGGCGGTGCCAAACACAGCGGCTTTGCGGCTGCCGGAGTAGTCCGTGAACTCAGTCCAGCCAGCGTGCGACGCCAACGTATCAGCGGCAGCAATCGTGGTGCCGGAGCCGGGGCCAGTGATGAGACCGACATACCAAGTAGTGACTTGCGTACCCGCGTCAAGATAGGTCGCAACCATGTCTTGCAGGCCCACGTTCACCACGAGGTTATGCATGTCCTCTTCCCATTTGACGGAACCGTCAGCGCCAAGGCACTGGACTTTGTACACGCCACCAGCTTTGGCTTTGGCTTCTGGACGAGTGCCGCACACCATGCCAGAGGACACTGTGTCGGTGGATTTTGCGAGATTGTTGAACATGATGGTTCCTTATGTGAATCGGATGATCGCGGACGACGCCGAATTGTCTGGCATCTGCACGGTGAAAGTTGTGGTCGTAGTCTTGTCCGACCCGAAGTCCAACACCGCAATGGCTAAATCGCCAAGGCTTGTATTGTAAATTAGGGCGCCGCGAGCCGTAAAGGCTGCAGGGTCCCATGTCACGTTGTCAAAGTCAAGGTAGGCTGTAGTCCCAGATTGGGACACCGTCACGCCCGTCAGAATCTTGCCGCCTGCCGAGTAGCCCGTACCAACCACCTCGCCGGTAGTTGTGTAAGCAGTTGTGCTGGCGCTCAGGTCTGCGTCGGAAGTGTACAGCGCGATTTTTAACGTGCCCGTCGCTACGTAGCTCAGGGCAACGTATTTCGTCTGCGTGGTGGTTGCTTGCGTAAAGGCCATCAGTTCACCTGCACTCGCACTTGACCATCACGATACGCATCCATGCGCTGCTTGCCATCACCCAAGTTCTTGAGCAGGCCGATCGACTGGAGGTACATGTCTTTGTACAGCTGAATCATGTCGGCTTCACCCTTCATGAAGCGAATGGCCTCAACCATCGTGCCGTTCAACAGCGCGGAATCGAAGTTGTCGCCCAGCCATGTCGTACCGGCGGTCACAATAGACTCGGGGTAGTAGTAGAAGTGCAGCTCAACAGCGTAGTTGGTGTCGGGTGTGGGGCCCAGAATCAGCGACAACTCTGTGGCATCCGTTGTGGCGGGGCCGAAGATTGCGTAATACTTGGGGATGCCAGTGCTGGTGGGGTTGGGGTACGCCTGACGGATGAAGTTCACATCCTTGTTCAGCAGGTACTCGTAGTTGCCACTGCCATCGACCACGGCCAATGAGTACGTCGACAAAAAGTCATTGGGGCACGTCAGGTACTTGTTGTTGGCAGACAGCGTACCCGTCATGTTCTTCCGCAAGCTGGCCAGCTGCACCGTGTTGTAGATGCGCTGCTCCGCCTGCCGGATGAACGTGTTCATGTCATTTGTGGGAAACGTGTTCTCACAATAGTCCTGAACCGCGGTGACGAGTTCGTCGTATGTCATCGTATTACGCCATTGGACCGCGGGCCATTACGCCTTTGGTAGCTGCGCCAGTGCCGCGGATTTTGATGCCGCTGGTCTTCGTTGGGTACTCACCCTTGGACTTGTCGATGTTGCCGACGCTCGCGTCCACCGTGCTCAGGTCGCTACGGTTTGGGCCCTTGCCGGGGTTGGAGGACGCTTTGACCTCTTTGCCCGACATGGTGTGTGGTTTGGCGTAGGTTTTGGCAGAGCCAACCTCTTTGCCCATCATTTTTTGACTGAATTTAGCCATGATTAGCCTCGCTTCTGGGCAGCGATTTTGGCCAAGCCGCGACCCATGGCCTTCATGTTGGCGTTGGTTTTGCCGCCGCCCTTGCCTTTGCCGCCAGCAGTTTGACCCACTGTAGGGCCGCTGTCGCCGAGGTTTTTGCCTTTGGTTTTGCCTTGCTTGGCGACGCCGTCAGCCGATTTTGTGAAAGCCATGATGGACTCCTTAATTCGTCACTACCGTGACTGTACCAACAATTCCCTGTATCACCAAGCTGTTTGGTGTCATCAGGGCATCAAATTCGCTAGAGCCGCCAACTGGCCTCCAGCCCCACTGAATGTCTCGACTGCCACCTGTAAGGTAGCCTGCGGAGTTCGTGCCCGCCGTGACGTACGTGGAGTCAGGTCGAGGGTTGCGCAGCGCCTGTGGATCGTCCACGGGGTACATGCCCAACTGCAACTGCGGATGATCTGGCGACCAGCACTCCTTGCAGACGCGGTCGTTCACCGGTTTGGTCTTGACGATCTGAGTCTTCAGCTCCTTCAGTTTGAATTGAAAGCCGCAAATGTCGCACATCGCAATGGCCCGTGGGCCTGACGCAAACCGGTTCGGCATCAGCCACCTCCGCCGATGAACATGTGACGCGGCACAAATCGAACCGCTGCTTTTTCGCGGTCTTCCGAGCTGGCCAAGTCCCAAGCCTCGTCGTACTGGGATTTCAGCACGTCCAACCGCTGCGCCGCATCAGGAATCTTCAGCGCCAAGTAGTAGGCCAAGCCTGCCACCATGGCGTTCAGGAATCGGAAGGGCACATCCATTGTGTTCACGCCGTTGCCAGCGTCGTCGATGCGCTTGAGGCGCCAGTACACGAACGTGTAGGTGGTGGTGTTGTCTGGCACAGGCCAGACCGTGATGCGGGGGTTTGCCTGCAGGCGCTCAATCCAGACCTGAATCGGCCGGGCCTGCTGCAGTTTGTTGGGGATCGTGGCGTATGTAGAAACACTGATACGCGTGATGTTCAGGTCAGCCTGCGTCGACGCGGCGCCTGCGCCCGTGCGAATGACGTGCTCCATCAGGTCTACCGTGTCGGCCGGGAGGTCGTACGTCGCTGTGCCAGCCACCAACGGAATGGTGCCCTGCTCAAACGTCCACATGTTGATGCCGCGGTTGGCCCAGTCGGCAAACAGCAGGTTCAGCGAGCGACGCGCGGTACGCAGGTCATAGCCGGTGCGCAACTCCGCACCACAGCGCTCGAACGCCTCCTCTACCAGCTCGGTGAGGTCCATGTTGAATGCAGTGGTGCCGGAGATTGCCATTTAGCACTTCCATGCCCGAAGGCTTTTGTTGATGCGGGAATCCGGGTCTTTAGCCGTTTTCTCGCTGGTCAGTTTCGACTTCATGCCTTCCATCCTCGCACAGAATGAATCGCGGCGTTTGCCGCCTTCTGGTTGCGGGGCCTTCAGGTTCATGCCCTGAGCCTTGGCAGAGGCACGCCCTTTAGCGTTCAAGCCGCCTTCGGGGTTCTTGCCTTCTTTGCGCGTCCAAGCGGGCGATTTTACCGCGCCACCTTCAGCGTACTGCGTGAAGTCGGTGTCATCCCGGCGTGCCTTGCGGACGCCTTTGGGCATCTTGGAGGGAGCCATGGCCCCCATTCCGCGGCTGGCTCTCATACGATTTTCGCCTTGCGAGCGCCTCGTGCCATACCCCAGCCCTTGACGGACCCGCCTTTTTTCATGCCCAAGGAGAAGTCGCTGCCGCCGAGGTTGTCACGCACAGCTTTGGCTTTGTCCATGTAGTCTGGCGACTTGGGATCGAGGCCGTGGCGTGCCGCGTTCTCCTCACCCATCTCAGCTTGGCGCTTTGCAGCGCGTGCAGCGCGATCGCGTGCAGTCAGGGCACCTTTGGAGGGGCCCGTCAGACGCTTGGTCGCGTTGTTCGCCAGTGCAGGACCACCTTCACGGGTGATTGCAGCTTTACGGCCGTCGGCCAATTTCTTAGCCGCCTCGCCCAACTCATCAAACCCACCAACCTGACGACGGCCAGACTTGCCCAAGAACGTGACGCCATCGTTCACAGCAGTGGATACTGCGCGACTTCCTGCGGCTTTCTGTGCAGCCTTACCAGCGCCAGCGATGCGACCAACGGCTTGGATACCGGGTGTGGCGTTCAGCGCGTTGCTGATGTTCCGACCCAGCTCAGTGCTATCAACCTTTTCACCGGACACAGGAGTGGCTTTGTCGCGTGGGATTTGATCCACGAGCGACTGCTTGGCCTTGATTCCACGACCCTCGTTGGAGTAGTTGGAACTCTCAGCCTTGGGCTTCGGCTCTGCCTTTGCGGGAGCCTTTGGCTCGGCTTTGGCAGGGGCCTTTGACTCTGCCTTTGCGGGAGCTTTTGCTGGCGTCTTGGCCGGGGCGTCAGGCTCAGCCTTCTTACCTGCGGGGACGGCGATGGGCTCGCGCTTGTTGGCGGCTTCCAGCTCATCTTCCTTCTCCACCTTCGGCGCTTCGCGCTTCACGGGGGTAGCAACACGATCTTCGACCGGTACGCGCTCCGCGCGGCCGCGACCAGCACCAAAGCGCTTGTATGCCTCGGAGCCTTCTTGGTCAATGTTGCCCATGCGCATGCGCTCAAAGAAACCGACCTTCTCGTCCTTGGACGCTTTCAGGCCTTCCTCTTTGTCAGCGGCGTCTGAGCTACCGCCTTCGCCAAACCGGCGTGGTTTACGTGTTGCCATGAGTCACCTCACATTTTTCCGCCGCCACACATGGCAACCATTGTGCCCTTGGTGTGACCTTTAGATACGCAGCCGTCGGCGCGTTTAACGCCGCCGCCCTTGGCCAGCTTTGTGGGAGCCTTGCCTTTGTGCAGGCGGCTCTCGTGCTTGTTCACAGCCTTCTGCATCATGGACTTGTCCATCTTGACGTCATCATGTTTCATATCGCCACCTTCTTTGAATTTGCGGCCTTTGTCGGCCGCTGAAAAGTCTTTGCCCACGGACTGTGGGACGCCTGCCTTCTTCGCAAAAGCCGGGCTGTGCGCCACGGCATTCATGAAGTTGTGCTGTTTTTTACTCGTCGACGGCATTGGATTTCTTCCGGCCGAAAATGCGCTGTATGGTATCGGTTTCCCAAATGCGGATGCCTGTCCACACGATCGTAAAACCTGCTGCGATCGAAGGTAGCATATCCACCAATGTCCCCAAAACAGTTACTACAGAAAGCCCGTCCACAATGTGCTTGACGGACTCGTCGAGGTTGGCAAACGGGTCTTTCATAGCTGCTTATCCGTAGAACACCGTCACCGACGCAATATTGGTCAGCGTGGCATAGACATCAGTCCCAAACAAAACGCCTTCTTGCGGGATCGCCACGTAGAAGGAGTTGGGGTTTGAGTTCGACGGGATGTCGATTTCAATCCGTGTCGTGCCGCCGGAGCCGCCATCTTTCAGCAGCAGCGTACCAGCCGCGCTGGCCGTCGCGCAGATCGAGAACCCTTTGACCCGTGTACGACCCGCGTAGACGGAGCCAGAAGCGTTGACGTGCTTCGCGCTTACATCACCTTGCATTGCCATAATCAATCTCCTGTAAAACAGGGGCCGAAGCCCCCGAGATCAATTAAACCGACAGGTTCAGACCTTGGATGTACTGGACAGTGATTACGCCAGCGCCGGAGCCTGTGTTGGTCGATGTCACTGCGATCTTGCGGTCTGTGGTGCCCACGTCAACCCAGTTGGCTGCGCGAGTAGCATCATCGCCGGGGGCGGCGGCCACGATACCGAATGCTGCGCCATCAACGGCGGCGGCGGCGGTCAAGAATGTTGCGGAAGCGGTAGTGCCCACGCCGAAAGTAGTCGCCACGCCGGTGAACTCAGTAGTCACGTTGACGTCAATCGACAAAATTTGGCTGTTTGCTGGAACCACGATGGTGGTTGCACCGCTGGCTTGCGTAAACGCAGCTGACTGCGCCATGACCATGTACCCAACGTTGGCGATGTCTGTGCCGACAGTGGTGCCAGTGGTGTTTGCGATTGTGCCGGCGCGAACTGGACCGGAGAATGTGGATTGACCCATGATGATTCCTTCATGCAATGCGGGTGTATCAATCTGCATGACGTCCAGCCGGGACTGGTCTGATACACCGGAAACCCGGATGCCCCAATATACCCCAAAAGAAAAGGGCCCACAAGGGGCCCTTCTCATTTTTCCACCAGTGCTTACGCGCCGGGGGAACCGTAGGCACCCAATGGGTCCGAAACGCCGAAGCTGTAACGCTCGCGGGCTTTGTAACGGACGTTGCCGGTATCAAAGTCGCCGTCCATCGAGTTGCTCAAAGGCGAACGCACGAAGTGCTTCAGACCGTTAGGCACGTCGGTCATCAAGAACCAAGCGTTTGTGTCGGTCAAGAAGTGGTTCACGGTGTAACCACCGGGGATCGAACCGTTGTTCTTGATGG